ATCGTGGTCCTGGCCTTAGTGACCTTCGTGGCGGTCGTCGTGGTCGCGGTGGCCTGCTGGAACGCCTTCGTGGCGACGAGGTTGTGGGGGTGGTTCGTACCCCTGTCGGTGCCGACCCTGGCCGAGATGATCGGCCTGACCTTCCTGGTCGGCCTGCTCAGGTTCAGCCCCGAGGAGGCGCTCAAGAAGGCCTCCGCCCCTAGCAAGAGCAGGAGCGTCGGAGAGTCCGTCCAGCTCCTGGGCATCGCCTTCTTCGGGCCGGCTCTGACCCTGCTCCTGGGGTACCTGGTGCACCTGGCCGTGGCGGCCGGCTACTAAGTATGCCTAGGAAGCCACCTTGCCGTCATCACCCGGAGCACCTCCCGCCCTCGCACGCGGTGTTTGAGCCGGGGGCGTACGAGCACGAGTGCCCGGGGGGCAGGCATAAGACTACGTTCCGGGTTGACGGGGCGAATCTGGTGACCCGGGCGGGTGCGCTGATCAGCTCGTGCTCCAGGTACCGCTACCTGCTGTGGAGGAGCTGGGGGCCGGGACCGAATGCTCTGTGGGTCATGCTCAACCCGAGTACGGCTGACGCGTCGCAGGACGACCCGACCGTACGCAGGGTGGTGGGGTTCTCGAAGAAGTGGGGGATGGGCGGCGCCATCGTGGCCAACCTGTTCGCCCTTCGGTCCCCCAGCCCAAGGGACCTGGCCCTGGCCGCCGAGAGGGGCGAGGACCCGGTGGGTCCGTACAACGACTACCACCTGACTCGGGCACTGCGTCAGTTCTACGGATGGCCGGTAGCCAGGATCGTGGCGGCATGGGGACGGAACCCCATGGCGCCCGCCCGCGCCGCCCGGGTTCGAGAGGCCCTGGAGGAGGTCCCTCCATACGAGTCGAGGCCACCGGTGGTGGCCCTAGCTATCAACAGGGACGGGTCCCCCAAGCACCCCCTGTACGTAGGGTATTCGTCCACCCCCTCCCCCTACCCGTAGCGGCCTCGGTCGGGGCTTGACCAGCCCGGTGTGATATGATACTTGCTAGGTGGGTTCGGGAGAGCTTGGATGGGGCGGTAGAGGCGGCGGGGTCCCCCCGGCCGGCTGGGCAAGATCCAGCCGCTCGGGGGGGCAGGTGTTCTAGGTGTCCATCGTCCTGGAGGACCCCACCTGGGCCAGGGCCTACGGCTACGAGGGCAGGGAGGCCGAGCTAAGGCGCCACCTCTCGTATCGCGACATGCGCGCGGACTACGAGTACCGCCGGCTGTCCAAGGGCGGCCGCCAGTACATCTTCCGGCACGGCGAGGACGCCTACCGGGCCCGCCTGCTTGAGCTGAAGGAGGCCACCAGGGGGTGCCTCCTCCGCGAGGAGGGCGGGCGCCTGCTGGTGCCGTCCGGCGTGGCCGCCGACCTGGCCAGGAGGATGGACGACGCCTTCGAGGACCGGGTGGCGGCCCCCGATCCGAGAACCATCGCCTGGAGGACCCCCCTCGACCGCACCCCCCGGCCGTACCAGGAGGAGGCGGCGCGCCTGCTGCTCGCGGCGCGCCACGGCGGGGTCGAGCTGGGGGTAGGCCTGGGCAAGACCCTGGTGTCCATGATGCTGGTGCGCGAGCTGGGCCTGCGCGCCGTGGTGGCGTCCCCCTTCAGCACCATCGTCCGGCAGACGCACCGTGAGTTCGAGCGCTTCCTCGGCAAGAGCCGGGTCGGGCAGTACGGGGACGGAAAGAAGGAGGTGGGCAAGCTGGTCACGGTGGCTACCGCCCAGTCCCTGGCCCGCGTGGAGCCCGGGTCGGAGGCCGACCGGCACTTCCGGGGAGCCCAGGTGCTGGTGTTCGACGAGTCCCACATGTGTGCCGCGGACGTCCTCTCCAGGACGTGCCAGGACCTCATGGCGGCGGCTCCGTACCGGTTCTTCCTCAGCGGCACCCAGATGCGTACCGACGGCCTGCAGAAGCTCCTGGACGGCATCACCGGCCCGATCCTGATGCGGATGTCTGTCGAGGACGGGGTGAGGCAGGGGTACCTGGCCAGGCCCGCCTTTCGGATGGTCGAGGTCGAGGGAGGGGTCCGCTGCTCGCTCCAGGACCCGCAGAGGGCGACCCGGGAGGTGCTGTACCGCAACCCGCGGGTGATCGCGGCCGCCGCGCGGACCGTAAACTCCATGGCGCGGTCCGGCCGGCAGGTCCTCGTCCTGGTGGACGAGCTGGACCAGTACGCCTCGCTCGTGCCGCACCTGGCCGTACCGGCCAGGTTCGCCCACGGGTCCTCCGGGGAGGCGATGCGTAAGAGGGTCCCCCAGAGCGAGTGGAGGTCGGACGTTCTGGAGCTGGTGGACCAGTTCAACGACGGGAGGTTCCCCGTCCTGGTCGGGACGAGCTGCGTCGGGACCGGGGTGGACGTCCGGGCCGCCTCGGCCGGCGTGTACCTCATGGGCGGACGCAGCGAGATCGGGGTCCGCCAGGGGGTGGGTCGCCTGGTGCGCCTGCACCCCGGTAAGTCGGACAGCGTGTGGGTGGACTTCGACGTCGTGGACAACGAGATCACGCACCGCCACGCGGAGGCGCGCGAGGCGATCTGCCGGGATATCTTCCCGGACTTCGAGAGGATGAGGCTTTAGTTATGGGAGGCGGCATGGAGGGGGGAGAGCAGCTCAGGGCCCTGATCGGGCAGATGGAGCGCAAGCTCCAGGAGATAGGGGCGCCGCCGGTCCGGGACGCCGTGGCGTTCCTGGCCTACCAGCGCGCCCAGGTGGATCGCCTGATCAGGCTGGAGGACGAGTTCCGCGCCATGGTCGCCAGGCACCACCGGGGCCCGAAGACCTACCGCCGGTTCCTCAAGCACGTCAGCCAGGGGTCGATCCTGTCGGCGCGCCCGTACTTCCGGGAGCGCCAGGCGGTGTTCGCCTCGCAGATCAGCCAGGCCCTCAAGGTGGGGGACTCGGCGGCCCTGACGAGGTTCCGGACCAACTACCGCTTCGTGAGGTTCGTGGTCTCTCTCGGGGGGTGGAGCGGGGGGCTGCGGAGGAGGGCCGAGGAGATCGAGCGCCTGCGCAAGGAGATGGTCCTCCTCCTGCTGCCGCTGGCGCTCAACCGGGCGCGCATCTTCTGGTCGCGGACCCCGCGGTCGCACCTGTCCTTCCTGGACCTGGTGCAGATCTCCAGCGAGGGCCTCCTGGCCGCGGTGGACAAGTTCGTGCCGCCCTTCGGGAGGGTGTTCCGGGCGGTCGCCATAGGCCGCATGGTTGGCAACCTCATAGAGCAATACAGCGAGACCCTGGTTCACTTCTACCCGGCCGACAAGCGCAAGGTTTACCGGGCCAACAAGGCGGTCGGCAAGACGGTCTCCGGCATGGACGGGGTGGACTTCGACGCCCTGTCCGATCGGGTCAACCAGGAGGCCGAGGGCGCCTTCAAGACCTCCCCCTCCGAGCTGGCCGGCCTGATGTCGGCGGCCTCGTGCGTCAGCACCGACATAGGTCCGGCCGGGGTGCGTCGCGCCGCCTCCAGGGTGGCCTCTCCGGAGGAGTCCGGCCCCGATCGCTCTGCGGAGCGGTCCGAGGAGTCCGCCTTTATGAGACGCTCTGCCCGTGTGCTATCATGCGTGGAGAGGAAGTTCTTGGCTCTGAAAGGGGCCCTGGAGGCCGGGGAGGTGATCTCGTGAGGTCGTTTCTGTGCGTCAACGGGAAGGTGGCCTGCGCGCCCTTCGATCGCACCTCCGTCGAAATGAAGGAGAGCGGCGGGGTCGTCACCATCAAGCAGAAGTGGGAGCTGGCCTGCTCCGAGGTGGTGTTCGGGTACCGAGGCCGCGACGGGTCCGGGTACGCCCCCGGGGACGTCGTGTACCTGAGGGGGGAGGACCGCCTGTCCTCCTGGGCTAAGGACGTCTTCGAGGTGCGCGGCAGGAGGTTCATCCTCGTGCCCGAGGAGCGCGTTCTGGTCGTCGAGAGGGACGAGGGGGCCGCCGATGGCTAGGGTGGTCTATGTAGGCGATCCGCACGCTACCGCGGGGGAGGTGGACGACTGCCGGGCCCTCATGGGCCGGGTTCGCTCCTTTGCGCGGGAGGTGGCCGCGGACCGGGTGACCATCCTTGGCGACCTGCACCACACCCACGCCGTGGTGCGTCTTGAGGTGGTCTCGATGTGGCGCGAGGAGCTGTCGCGGCTGGTGGCCGACGACCTGGAGGTGGTGGTCCTCAAGGGGAACCACGACGCCTCGCAGGACGGCCGGCACCACATCCTCGTGGCCTACCGAGACCTGGGAGTGACCGTGGTGGACGCGCCCCTTGAGCTGGGGGGCGTGCTGCACCTGCCGTACATGGCGCGCAAGGAGGACTTCGTGGCGGCCTGCTGCGCGTCCGGGAGCCCGGTCGTTGTGTGCCACCAGCTCTTCGACGGGTCGCGCTACGAGAACGGGTTCTACGCCGGGGAGGAGGGGGTGGACCAGGCGGACGTCCCCCAGGAGCGGGTCATCAGCGGCCACGTACACGACCCGCAGGAGTTCGGCAAGGTCTGGTACGTCGGGGCGCCCAGGTGGCGCTCGGCCTCGGACGCCAACAAGGACCGCCACGTGTGGGCGGTGGACCACGGCGAGGACGGGAGGTTCTCGAAGGTGTGCGGGGAGGACACCTCGCGTTGCTGCCGCAAGATAGTCCACCTGGAGGACCGCCCCGGGGCCCCCGCGGCCCTGCCGGAGGCCGGCCCGCTGATCGACGTGCGGGTGGACGTGTACGGGACCTCCGCTTCCCTGCCCGCCCGGGTCGAGGAGGTGCGGGCCGCGTGCCCGGGCGCCCGGGTGCGCCCCTTCCGGACCGACCCGCCCGCCGCCCGGGCCCGGGAGTCGGAGGGGGTACGCCAGGCATTCTCCGGGTACCTGCAGTCCTTCACCGCCAAGGGCGGGACCCCCACGGCGGTCCTGGAGAGGATGGCGGACGAGCGGATATGGGGGGCGGCGACGTGGTAGACGCACTCGACATGGCCACCCAGCTCATGATGATGCGCGACATCACCAAGAGGACCGGGGCGCTGCACGACGCGCAGAACTTCCAGCTTCGGGCGTGGGGCGCGATAGCGGTGCCCAAGGCCTCCTCCTTCGAGGTCAAGGTGCGGATGGACCAGAAGACGGTCACCTACGGGTTCCTGGGCAAGGCGGGCATGGGGAAGACCGTTAAGACCGACCGGCTGGCGGCCCTGCGGCGGTCGGTCGAGTGGCTCCTCGGGCCCGACTGGACGGTCGAGGTCGTCGTCAACGCCAGGCCGCTGGCCGTGCCGGAGGAGGCTGCCGGGGATGGCTAGAGACCTGGCCGTCGTGCGGACCCCCCTCACCGCCCTGACGGAGGCGGAGAGGCACGCCCTGGCCTACTTCCAGAACTCCGGAGGGCCCCCCATCTCGCCGGACACGGCCGACAAGCTGTACGAGCTGTTCCTGCGCGGATGCACGTGCGCCGAGATCCGGCGCCTCAACCCCGGCTTCAGCATGGGGCAGATCGTGCACGCCCGGGTGGCCAACGGGTGGGACCACCGAAAGAACGAGCACGACGACCGGCTGCTCGGGGAGGCCAACCCGGGCGCCACGCGCATCTCCCTTGAGGCCTGCGAGTTCGTGGCGCTCCAGCTAGCGGCCGCCCACCGCCTCAACCGGGACCGCCTGCTGCGGTACATGCAGACCGGGAACGAGGACGACCTGGGGGACCTGGCCATCACCAGCCTGCGGCAGTACAAGGACGTGGTCGAGCTGCTGCAGAAGCTGACCGGGCAGGACCAGAAGATGAAGGTCAAGGGAGAGGTCCTCCACCGGCACGAGGTGGTGGGCGCTCCCGCCCAGGAGGGGTCGCCGCAGCAGACGCTTACAGGGGAGATGGCCAAGGAGTGGCTTGCTTCTCTGGCGCAGAAGAAGCGAGGCGGGTAGGGGACCTTGCCCCTCACCCCGGAGCAGGAGGTCCGGCGCAGGCTGCTGTTCGCGCCCTGCGTGGACAAGCAGGCTCTCCACGACTGGATCTTCGTCTTCCTCGACGTGGACCTCCCGGACGTGGTCGTGGACGACCGCTCCAACTGCACGCCTCTGCAGATGATCTGGGACATCTACAGCCACTTCATGCACCCGCCGGCCAACCAGGAGGAGCTGCCGGCGGAGCGGCTGTACTACGCCAACCGTTTCGGGGGCAAGACCCTCGCCATGGCCATCACCGAGGTCCTGGCGCTTCTCCACGTCAACACCAACGTGGTCCACCTGGCCTCCATCGAGGAGCAGAGCGTTGACGCGCAGAACTACCTGAAGGGGTTCTTCCTCAAGCCAGACCTCCAGGGGTTCGTAGAGGGCGACAGCGTGCGCAAGACCGAGGTGGTCTACTTCCGGGAGCCCGGCGGGCTGTACCTGACCAGGGCGGAGCACCGGGAGGCCCCGGACCAGGGCCGGTACGAGGCGGTGGTCAACAAGGCCGAGGTGGTCGTGGCCACCATGTCGTCGGTCAACGGGAAGCACGCCGGCCTGATGTGCCTCGACGAGTTCGACCTGGTGCGCGACCCCCGCATCGTGGCGGAGTCCAAGAACATCCCGACCCCCATCCGGAGGCCGGGGGGAGCCTACGTGCTGCCGCTCACGGTCATCACCTCGACCCGCAAGACCGCCATCGGGCCGGTCCAGAAGGCCATCGACCGGGCGTCCGAGACCGGGCTCCTGGTCAAGCACTGGAACATCATGAGCACCACGCAGCGGTGCCCCCCGGAGCGGCACCGCCCGGACCTCCCTAGGCTGCCCATATACCGGTCCGACCGCACGCTGCGCGCGGTGGACGAGGCGACCTACAACGCCATGGACGAGAAGGCCCGGGAGAGCTACGTCCGGGACGAGGGCTTCACGGGGTGTCTCCAGAACTGCAAGATATTCGCCGCCTGCAAGGGGAGGCTGGCCACGTGCCAGACCAGCACCGCCGCCTTCCTGAAGCCCGTCTCGGACACGGCCCTGAAGTTCAGGACCAACGAGCTGGACACCGCGATATCGCAGCTCGTGTGCCTCAAGCCGTCCAGCGTAGGCCTGATCTACGGGTCCCTGATGGAGGACCGCCACGTAATAAGCCCGGCCCAGGCCTACCGCATGGTGGCCGGGGCCGACCCGCCGTCGGGGCCCGTGCCCAACAAGGCCGCCTTGGTGGATGCGCTGAGGACCCACGAGGTCCGGTGGTTCGGCGGCCAGGACTACGGGTACGAGCACTTCTTCGCCTTCGTGGTCGGCTTCCGGTTCGGCCTCAAGTTCTTCGTCACCAGGGCCCCGGCCGCGGCCGAGCTGGACCCCGCCCAGCAACTGAGCCTGTGCGCCCCCCTCAAGGCTCTCAACCCGGTGGTCTACGGGGACACCGCCTACCCGGGGACCGTCGCCTGGTTCAAGAAGCACGGATGGGCTATGCGTGATTGGAAAAAGGGCCCCGGGACGGTCAACCAGGGCATCGGCATCGTGCGGGGGAAGCTGTCGCCCATGTCCGGGGACCCCGAGCTGCTGTTCGTGCGCGAGGACGACCAGGACCCGGAGATCGACCTGCTCCTCCAGCACCTCAAGGAGTACAGTTGGAAGCTGGACGCCGCGGGCAAGCCCACGGACGACCCGGACGACGACAACGACGACCTTCCTGACGCTTTGCGATACGCGGTGATGAACGTCTTCCCCCACCGGAGGGGCGGCGTGACCACCGGTCAGGAGGCCCAGGCGCCGAGCCCCGAGGCTCCTCGGTCGCAGGCCCAGGGCGGGCAGCAGAAGTGGATGAGGGACGTCATCGACGGCATGACCGAGGGGGGGACACCCGGAGGATCCGGTGGCTCGCCCGGCGGGGGAAAGGGTCGGTTGAAGTGGTCAATCTGAGACGGAAGGGCAGGCAATCTTGGAGGACGACATGTCCCTCCTGACGCTGTCCACCCACGTCCTCGCCTACGACGACCAGGTCTCCAGCTCGAACCCGCAGCTCCGGGTCGTGGACTGGTCCCGGGCCATGCGGGGGCTGGTCACGGAGACGCCCAGGTCCGAGATCGTGAAGCTGGCCCCTGGGGAGGAGGCGGTCTGGTTCGACGGTACTCGCACCACCGGGTTCGACGGTACCACCGAGCTGTCCCTGTCTTTGTCGCCCCTGGCGGCCGACCGCTACCGGATCGAGTGGACCGGGGCCGGGACGCTGCCTGCCTTCAGGGTGGACCGGAGCTTCGACGCCTCTAGCGCTACCCTGACCCTGACGGTCAACGCCAACTCCACCGTGACCGTGACCGGGGTCGGGCCGACCTACTCGGACGTGCAGGTGGGCGACACCGTCCTCATCCCCGGCCCGACCACCGGCGACCCGGCGTCCCCGTTCTCGACCGAGAACGAGGGGTACTGGACGGCGCTCGCCTCGACCCCGACCTCCATGGTCCTCGCCCGCCCGTCGGGCGTCTCCTTCTCCGGGGTCTCGGAGGTGGTGGCGGTCGCGAGCATGAACGAGATCCTGGCCTTCTCCTCGGACCGCGTCCAGGAGGGGGACAAGCTGGAGATACTGGCCGGGTTCGTCACCTCGGCTCGGAGGAGCTACCGCGTCCTCTCCGCGGCCCCGCGGTGGCTCGACATCCAGAGCACCCTGCCCCTGGCGGACGAGACCGCGGTGCCGGGGGTCGGGGGCCTGGAGGTCTACAGCGGCGCCAAGGCCTGGTACTACGCGGAGGCCGACCAGGAGGTGGCGGTCAAGCTCAACGGGGACACCGGGGAGAACAACCGGATCGAGCCCTTCGAGGCGGGGGACCCGGACAAGGTGGGGTGGGCGTTCAAGAAGGGGACCGTGTGGAGGCTGGCCCTGCTCAACAGGTCGCAGTCCATCGCCAAGGTCCTCGTGATCGCCGCGGCGTAGGGGGCGGCGGATGGCTGAGACACAGAGGCCTACCAACAGGGCCAAGCACTCGGTGGCTGAGGCTCTGGAGAAGAAGGAGCGGCAGCTAGTCGCCCAGAGGGGGAGGCGCCGCGTCAGGTACTCCTTCGACGTGGACCAGGAGCAGGCCGCGCCCAAGCCGGAGCCTCGCACCTCCAACCGCCCAGGCCTGGACGCCCTGGAGAAGTCGGTCAAGCGCCTCCTGAACCGCAACGAGGTCGAGCGCCTCGCCTTCGAGACCGACCCGAACTCGTCTCACCAGTACCAGTCTGTGTACCGCCCGAAGCTGCGGGGGGTGCCGGAGCACGTCGCCAAGCGGATAGCGGTCCAGGACGACCTGGTCGCGGCCATCATCCGGGCCCGCTGCCACCAGGTCAGCAACTTCGGCCGCCCGCGGTTCGACCGGTTCGGGATGGGGTACGTCCTGGAGCCGACGGTCGGGGTGGTGGACCGCCTCGACGACGAGGGCAAGGCCCAGCTCGACAAGCAGATCGACCAGGCCGTCAAGCGCCTGTGGTCGTGCGGGGACGAGGACGCCTTCCCCATGAACGAGCGCATGACCTTTGCCCAGTACCTGGAGATGAGCACCTACTCGGCCTCGGGGGTCGGCAGGATCGCCACCGAGCTGGTGTGGAAGAGCGACCCCTCCGCGATGTCGGGCAAGAAGTTCGTCGGGTTCCGCCCCATCGACGCCGGCACCGTCTTCTTCTCGGTTCCCCAGCGGAAGGGCGCCGACGTCGTTCGCCAGCAGGCCAAGCACCTGCTGCAGCAGCTCAAGACCGGCAGCTTCGACGGCAAGGGCATCGACGTCGATCGCTTCCAGAAGGACGAGTACGCCTGGATACAGGTCATCGAGCAGCGCCCCGTGCAGGCGTTCACCGCCCAGGAGTGCGTGGTCCACAACTTCTACCCGGTCCCCGACGTGGAGTGGGACGGGTACCCGGTCACGCCGCTCGACAACGCCATCGCGGCGGTCACGACGCACCTCAACATCACCAACCACAACCGGCTCTACTTCCAGAACGGCCGGGCCAGCCGCGGCATGCTCGTCATCAAGTCGGACGACGTGGACGACGACGTGATCAAGACCATCCGGCAGCAGTTCAACGCGTCCATAAACAACAGCTCGAACGCCTGGAGGATGCCGGTCTTCGGCATCGGCCCGGGTGACGAGCTGAGCTGGCAGGCCATCGACACCTCCAGCCGGGACATGGAGTTCCAGTACCTCACCGACATGAACGCCAGGACCATCCTGTCGGCGTTCCAGATGAGCCCGGACGAGCTGCCGGGGTGGACCTACCTCAGCCGCGGCACCAACAACCAGGCGCTCAGCGAGTCCAGCAACGAGTACAAGCTGGAGGCCGCCCGGGATCTCGGGATCCGGCCGATGCTGGCCAAGTTCGAGGACTTCGTGAACGCGGTCATCATGCCGCTCATCGCCCCAGAGATCCACGACAAGGTCCGCTTCCGGATGATCGGCCTGGAGGCCGAGACCGAGGAGAAGGAGTCCGTCCGCCTGCAGCAGGACATGCCGCTGCACATGACGATGGACCAGCTCCTCTCCAAGGTGGAGAAGAAGCCGTACGGCAAGGAGTGGGGAGGCGAGTTCCCGCTCAACCCAGCCTTCCAGAAGCAGGTCCTCGACCCCTACCTGACGGTGGGCGAGATCCTGGAGAAGTTCTTCGGACGCAAGGGCGCGTCCCAGGACCCCAACCTCCAGTACCGCCGCGACCCCATGTGGTTCCAGCAGCAGCAGATGATCCAGCAGGCCAAGCTGGCCCAGATGCAGGTCGCCCGGGGCCAGCCGCCGGGAGGCGGCGGTGGTGGAGGCGGGGGAGGCTCCGAGGGCTCGACCGGGGGCGAGGAGAACCCGGAGGCCGCCGGCAACGCCGACGTCCAGCAGCCCCAGCACGAGCCCACCGAGAAGCAGAAGACGGCCCAGGCCGAGGACAGCACCGGTAACCCCCCCAAGGCGGATCTGGAGCGCTCCCTCCAGGAGGCGGCCGACTCCCTGAGCAAGGGCGAGCGGCACCTGCCCCCCGGCAAGCGCATCCTGCTGGAGAACCACAAGCGCCTGGTGGACGGGGTCGCGAGGTCCCTGGAGGCCGACGCCCACGAGGCCGTGGGCGAGATCCTGGCCCAGGCCGACGACATCCTGCCCGAGAGGGGATAGTGGCCGACGCGGCGGACAGGCTCGCGGCCGCCGCCCGGGCGGCGGTCGGCCGCCTCTTCGGCAGGGCCAAGATCCGGATGGGCCTCGTGGCGGCCCCGAGGGGCGACAAGCGCCTGTACGTCACGGTGGACCGGCGGTTCACCATACCCGGGCTCTACGAGGGCGCCGTGCGGGAGGGAGGGGCGGTCCCCAGGGCGTCGGCGGCCGAGGTCATCCGGCGGGTGGCCGCCGGCTACATGGACTCCCACCAGGAGGCCGCCCAGGCGGCCGTGACGCGGGTGGTGGACGGGGTCGTGCGCGGCGCCAAGGGCGTGATGACCCCCGAGGTCCGGGGGGCCCTGAGGGACGCCCTGGAGGGCGTGCTGACGCGCCTGACGGCGGTCGTGGAGCGGGTGGCCAACACCGAGGCGACCGCGGCCAGGAACCTGGGCAGCCTGGAGGCGGTCGGGCAGATCGCGGCCGCCAGGGGGGACAGGGACCCTACCGTGTACTTCGTGGTGGTCCGGGACGGCTACCTGTGCGAGGAGTGCAAGAGGCTCCACATGCTGGAGGACGGCGTCACCCCTCGGGTCTGGAAGCTGTCGGAGCTGGACCGCGGGTACCACAAGCGCGGGGGGCCGGCGCCGAGCGTCCTGGGCCTGCACCCGAACTGCAGGTGCACCCAGACCATCCTCTTGCCCGGGTACGGGTTCGGGGCCGGTGGCGGCGTGAGGTTCGTCGCCCCCGACCACGACGAGTACGCCCGCCAGCGCGGCGGCTAGACGGCCGCCTCGACGCGGGCGGTGAGTCTGGCGACCTCGGCTCCGATGCAGGGGTCGCATACGACCTGGTTCCCGCCGCCGTACGGGAAGGCGTTGCGGCACCTGGTGCACTCCGGGTCGGGGTAGGACACCACCGACGCCTTGGTGGGGCGCGAGAAGAGGGCGAAGTGGGCGTCGCGGCCTGGTTTCAGGGTGGCCGTGAACTCTACCGTGGCGCCATTCACCGGGCGGTCGCCGAGGAGGGCGTCAGGGACCGTCCCCCAGCACAGCCAGACGCCTCCGGGGGTGGTCACCTTGACCGTCATCTTGAGGGTGGTGCCGAAGTGGCCGTCGTAGGTCTTCGTGGACACCACCTTGCCGCGCACCGTCACGCGACCCTTGGGCGCGGGGACGTGGGCCTCGGCCGGGGGCGGGTTGCGGACCTCGTTCGCGATCTTGCGGACCAGGGCCACCTGAGCCGGGCTCAGGGAGCGGTACTCCTGGAACTTGCGGGCGATGTCTTGGACGATGTGGTGGCCTACCTTGAGGTCCTCTTCCAGTCCCGGGTTGGCGGTCAGGAAGTCCTGACGCTCCTCCTGGTTGCGGACCTTGGAGACCTCACGGGCCGCGGCCGCTTCCCGGCGGCCCCGTTCCAGCTCGAACCTGGAGCGGTCGGCCAGCATCTCGTACTTGTCGGAACAGGTGTGGCCGATGTGGATGTACTCGGCTGACGGGGTGTGGTACCACACGTCGCCGTAGCTGTAGCAGGTGCCGCAGACGGAGCACTTGCCGGTGGCGCCGATGCCGGCGAAGGTGGCCTTGGCAACGTGTATGAGCCCCAAAACGCAGCAGCGACCGTTCGCGTCGTGCTGTCCTTCCTGGATGATGACGCCCTTGGCGTCTACGATACGGCGGTCGAGCTGGCAGTTGATGCCCTGGGCCGGGATGGGCCAGCCGCCCGAGGTGGTCGGCAGGGCGTACGAGAGGACGTACTTGTAGTCGGCGGGGACGATGGCTCCGGGGCGATGCGGGTCGGTGCGGTTTGTGTTCTTCATGTTCCTAGCATGAGGCTGGGGGTTTTTGCTGTCAACGAAAAAGACCAGACCGTCACGAAAGTGGGAGGTGCGTCAAAAGAGAGGGGCCCGGCCCTCAGGGAGCCGGGCCCCGGTGGTTGGGGAAAGAGGGCGATTCTGGCTTTCGGGATCGACGCAAAACAGCTCCCCCTACTTGCCAGAACCCATCTAGCCACCGCGTGGATAGACGGTTCGCCCAGAACCTCTAGGCCGCCGCGGCCTCGCCCGCGATGCGCTCCAGCTCCATGCGGCGCCGGCCGTCCTCGGTGCCGCGGGCCAGCCAGGAGATGGCGTTGCTGAACCGCCAGTTGGTCTGCCCGGCGGGCACCTCGACGATGTCGGCGCTGGCGAACTTCTTGACGATCTCCTCCTCCTCGGTCTTGTTGACCCGGGTCTTGAGGAAGGCCTTGATCTTGGCCGGGGAGACCTCGATCGAGTTCGCCTTGCGGATCTGCGACACGAGGTTCTCGGTCGCTGCCGGGGAGAGGAGCGCGCTGACCTGGTCCCGGGCGATGCTGGCCTGGGCCGCCGCGTTGAGGCGGAGGGTTCGCTCGCTGGCGTGCTCGTCGCCCTGGAAGCGGGCGCCGATGTGGATCTTGCGCAGCTCGCGGACCGAGACCGCCCCGTTGAGGCAGATCAGGCGGAGGATGAAGGCCGAGAACTCGGTGGCGCCGTCGCCGAAGTCGCTGTTCGAGTAGTCGAGCCCGAACACCGCGTACTCGCCGGGGAAAATCTCGACCGGCTCGGCCTTGACCACCTTGAGGCTGACGCGGGTCGGCGTGAAGATGCCGTCCACGACCTTGGCCCCGGCCGAGTCGGACGCCTGGATCAGCGCGTCCACCGTCGGGCGGCTGTCGATGCGCTTGTAGGCCGAGGAGAGCACCCCGCGGACCTCTCCGCCGACCTGGCGGACCAGGTACTTGGTGTTGGCCGGCTGGTGGTTCAGCAGGACGTTCATGTTGTGGGCCGCCAGGTTGGCCGCCCACGGCTCTCCTTTGTCCACGAGCCCGTGGAGGAAGCGGAGGTTGATGCCCACGCGCTCCGCGGCCTGGTCTAGGGCGTAGCGGTGGATGCGGGCGCCCTCCTCGCCCACGAGGACCTGGATCTGCGGGCGGGGGCCGTTGCTCTCGACGACCTTGAATCCGAGGCGGCCTGCGGGGACGTAGCGGTCGCGCGGCTGCTCGTCCAGGATGGCCTGGACCACCCGGGCGGCCTTGTCCCGGCCCTTGTCGATGTAGGAGGTGAGCTTCTCCAGGCCGATGCGCAGCTTGTCCTCGTCGGACAGGGCGCCGTACTCGGCGTGGACGCGGTTGAGGGGCATCCCGGGCTTGATGTCGCTGAGGTCCATGGTGGTCTCCTTCGTGTCTGAGGGTTTTCCGTTACGGTCACGGTAAATATAGGCCTCCCGGGTTCTGCTGTCAACAGAAAAAAAGAGCGCGGGCGGGCAATCTTAGGGGGGCGATGATCATCGATGGCGTGGCCGCGTCAGAGGCCCTCGACACGGCGGGCGAGGTGCTGGAGGTCGAGGGCTGCGACATCTCGGACCTGGAGGAGGGCAAGGCCACCCTGAACTTCGAGCATCGATCGGGCCAGGACTCCACCCCCCTCGACGTGGTCGGCAAGATAGTGTCGGCCAAGAAGATTTACAAGCCCGAGGACTGCGAGAACGACCGGCAGAGGTACTACCTGTCCTGCGTCAAGGTGCCGTACATCTACGTCGTGGCGCGCCTCTTCGACGACAGCGGCCACGAGGGCGCCCGCGCCCTGGCGGCCATCATCCGGGACTGCCAGGCCAACAAGGAGCCCATCTTGGTGCGGTACAGCATCGAGGGGTCTACGCTGGAGCGAAGGGGGCACCGCCTGACCTCCACGGTAGCCCGGGCCGTGGCCGCCACCGTGCGCCCGGCCAACCGCACCTGCCTGAGCGGGGTGGTCGAGGACGGCAAGCGGACGGAGAAGCGGGAGGCCTCCCGCCTGGCCGGCTCGGTCGAGGTGTCGGCCGACCCCGAGCTTCCCGCCGAGCTGAGCAAGGCCCTGGAGGCCGGCTACGGGGCCTCGTCCCCGGGCTCGCTGGTCCAGGGGGGCGCCCTCCAGAAGAAGACGGAGGCTCGTCGGCCCATGGCCCTGCCCAAGCCGGCCAGGGAGCAGGCGAAGCCCAAGGCGGCCCGCCAGCAGACCCTGCCGGGGGTGTCGGTCAAGCCCGCGGGCCTCACCGTGCAGGGGGCCCCGATCAAGGAGAACCCCAAGCTGGCCCGCCCGTTCGTGGACGAGACCTCCGGGGTCATGCGGACGCCCCGGGGCGACCTCCGCCTCTACCTGCCGGCGCACGACGGCACCGACGAGCACTTCAAGAAGATCCTGTCCGACCCGAAAATCGAGGAAGCGCACGGACGCGCCATGCACGGGTGGGTGCGGACGCACGACCTCCTGAGGCAGAGGAGGCTGCCGTCCGAGGTCGTGATGCACAGCGTCCTGTTCTCGGAGCTGAGCCCCAACACCCCGGTCCCGATCCAGGAGCTGATGTACTCCAAGCTGGTGGACGCCATGGCCCACACCGGGCACGACCCCAGCAAGCCCGGCTTCGAGCCCGCCATCCAGCACTGGAAGCAGCTCAACCGGCCCGACGAGTACCCCGAGCACGCTCGGTCGCACTTTATTGCAAACCCCGGCGCTCACACACAGGCGGGCGTCCTGCAGCGGTACGCCATGGCCAAAGAGAAGGGCGTCAACATCCTGCGCTACCACCAGATGCACGACCAGATGGTCGAGCTGGCCAACAGGCACGGCGCCGACGCCCGGTCGGCGGTCGGCGAGCTGATGCGGCACAAGATCGAGAGCGTCCGGAGCGAGCTGCGCCGCAAGGTCGCTGCCGGCAAGGGCAAGCCGGACCCGGGCCGGTACGAGGGCATCCACCCGCACGGCCTGGCCCCCAAGACCTCGCGCTACGCCTGGGGCATGATGGGCGGCGGCAACGTCACGGTGCCGGACACCCACTTCCTGCGCCACCTGTTCGGCCTCCGTATCCGCCGGGACTCGGACACCATCGAGTACGTGAAGAACCTGCTGTGGGACCCGCGGCACACCCACCTGCTCGACTCCATCGACCGGTGGTACTCCAAGAACCACCCGGCGGTGCAGCACATGGTGGAGCACCCGGTATGGGGGAAGCACTTCGCGACCCGGGAGGACGCCATCTTCCCCGCCTTCTGGCGGCACTGGATGGCCATCGCCCCGCACGAGCGCCTCCGCAACATGCCAGGCGGCCTGGCGGCCAACGAGCTGACCACCCACGCCCCCTACTGGGAGGCGATCGACCCCTTCATGGCCAAGGGGGAGCCCGTCCCGGAGGCCCACTCGGACCTGCCGCTGCGCACCGCCCTGGTGCACCGCCGGTACGCGGAGGCCTTCGGGGAGGTCCCGGCGTCCATGCTGTACCACGCCTTCCTGGCCCCCCGCCTGCTGGACCACGCGGAGAGGCGCACCGCCGGGAGACAGGCCACCGCCATGATGGCCGGCTCGGCCCCCCGGCTGGAGCGCCTGACGGCCGAGCTGCGCTCACACCTGGCGGCCCTGCCCTCGGAGGGGGCCGGGGAGGCGCTGTACCACGGCGGGCCGAGCGTCAGGGAGGTGCACGCCCTCCACGACGGCGGCGCCGTCAGGGTCGGGAGGTACATGGTCCACGACGGATCGGTCCGCCACCTGGAGGACTACCACGGCGTCCTGTCGCGCCTCCTGCCCGAGGGGCCGGCGGACGAGCGGGCGGTGGCCATGATGCACAGCCTGGAGGCGAGCCCCCACCTGCGGGTCCAGCACGACCACGACTACCCGCGCGACGAGGTCGAGGCCGGCGGCGAGCGGGCGGACGCGCCGCGGCAGCCGGCGGCACCGGCGGGCGCCCAGGCGCCCGCCGAGGGCGGCGTCGAGGTGTACGAGTACCAGCGGGCCGGGATGTCCGCCCCCGCCACCCTGGAGGTGTCCGGGGACGCGGCCTACCTGAACGGGTCGCCGGTGCCCCCCAGCCTGGTCCGCTTGATGGCGCGCAACGCCCGGACGGGCGCCGCCACCCTTAGGCCGGCGCGCGGCCTGTCCAAGGGGGAGGGGGAGAGGATGGGCCCGGACACCGCCCTGCAGCACATCCGCGCGGCGGTGCAGGCCGGCCACGTCCACCCGGACGTCGAGCGGGCCTTGACGCGGCACATCTACGAGGACAAGATGGCCCCCGGCCTCGGGAACAAGTACGCCTTCAGCGAGTTCCGGGCGCGCCGCAGGCCCGGCGTCTACATCTCGATGGACGGAAACGACTTCTCCAGCATCAACAACCAGCACGGCCACGACGCCGGGGACCAGGCCATCGAGGCCTTCGGGCGCGCCTCTCGGGAGGCCATGGACGAGTCGGTCGGCCGGGGGCACGGCAAGCTGTTCCGGGACCCGGACCTCCAGGACCTCTACCGGAACGGCGGGGACGAGTTCGTGGCGCACGTGCCGTCCTACGAGCACGCCCTCCGGTTCGTGCACGCCCTCCGCGACAAGATGGACGCCCTGCCGCCGATCGGGGGGACCCACAAGCTGTCGATGTCGATCGGCCTGGGCCACTCCCCCGAGCACGCCGACCGCGCCCTGTACGAGGCCAAGAGGCAGAAGCTGACCCCGGGCGGGCAGCGCGCCCACGCGGTGGGGCAGACCCCGATGCTCGCCCACTCGGCGGTCCCCGGACGGGAGGGCCCCATCGCCCTGCACCACGAGGCACCCCCGGCGCCAGCCCCCCCGACCGCGGCATAATATCATACCCCCCGCCCCCGCGCAATCTTAGCCGGGCAGGAGATGAACAACTCGTACGTCCCCTCCCCTCCCCTGTCCAGGGTCGCAAGCTGGGCCGTAGGCGCTGCGCGTTACTACGCCGTGGACTACGACTCCGGCGACGACTCCAACGTCGGGTACTCCGACGTCAGCCTGGCGGCCGCCGGGGCGGTGGCCCTAAAGACCCTGACCCGGCTGCGGGAGATCCTCCCACCGGTCGGCAACGGCCGGATCGTGATGATCGGCATCAAGCCGCGCGCCGCCGGGGCGAACTACCTCAAGCCGGACGGGATCACGATCGACGACCTCGACCTCACCGGCCTCGTGGGGTACGGCGTGGGCTTGGTCCGGGCGACCGACTTCACCAACACGACCGCCGACAAGCTGACGTGCGCCGGACAGACGGTCTCGGGCCCCTACACGGTGGCTGCCGCGCCCGCCCCCACCGCCAACACCTTCGAGATCGCCTCCGGGACGCTCCCGGCGGAGCCGGCCGTGCTGCAGAAGCGCCTCCGGTTCACCAGCGGCGCCCTCGCGAACGCGAGCTCCAACGTCTGGTCCAACACCGGGACGTCGATCACCCTCGGAAACGACCTGTCCGCCGCCCCGGCGGCCGGAGACACCTTCGTGATCGAGGAGCCGGCGGTCCGCGTGCGCCGGATCCTGTACTCGAACACGGTCTCCTCGCCGCGCCAGGTCACGCCCATCGGGCGCTGGGCCATCGTCGGCGTAGCCGCCGTGGAGACGACGACCGACGCCATCCTGGTGTCCGCCGCCACCGCCGGGGTCACGCTGTCGTTCTGCGAGATCACCAGCTCGATCGTCAACGCCGGCCTGCTCATGTACGACTCGGTCTCGACGCTCTCCCTGGAGAGGAGCTACATCGACGAGGGGGGCGCCAGCCGCATCACCGGGACGGGGCTTCGCTCCAACTCGCGCGGAGTGTGGAACAACCTCGTGAGCGTGCTGGTCTCCGCGTCCGGCTTCTTCTCGTCGTCCCCCAGCCAGTTCTCGCAGGTCTACGCCTACCAGATAGGGCGCCGCGGCAGCGCCTGGCACGGGGGCGCCCAGGTCTTCATGATCGACTGCGGCCGGAGCAGCCGATCGTCCGGGTCGAGCGGCAGCATATTCGGGACCCCCGCCGGCTCTACCCAGCGCCCCGTGCGGTTCGACGGGTCGCACCTGGAGTGGAGGCACTCCGACGGAAACATCATCTCGGCGCAGTTCGAGAACGTGGTCGGCAACTGCCTGAACATAGCCGGCGTCGGGGTACGCCTCGGCATCAGCGGCCTGACCGGCACGACCGGCAACACCGGGTACGGCATCAGCATGGGGAGCAACGGGACCCAGCTATCGACCATCGTCCTCGGGAACGTCCTGCCGAACACGGTGTCCGGAGCCCTCGGCGAGTTCGAGATGGTCGGCAGCGCCATCACCACGCACGCGTCCTTCGAGGTCACCAACGTGGTCGATACCGGTGGCAACAACGTCGGCGCCACCGACAAGGTGTACGTCGGGCAGTGCGTGCAGGTCCTGAACAAGAGCGGCAGCGCGTGCACGGTCGGTGACCTGGTGCGCTCCAACGAGTACCTGACGGGCGAGGTCGTGAAGGCGCAGGCCGACGTCGAGGCCAACGCCAAGGTCGTGGGGGTCATGGTGACCCCCGCCGCCGACGACGGGTACGGCTACATGGCGCCGGTCGGCCAGGTCGCGTGGGTCAACTTTTCGAGCCCGCCGGTACTGGGTGGCATTGCCTACCTCTCGGAGGCGACTGCCGGTCAGGCCAGGACCTCCGCCCCGACCTACGATGGTACGGTGCATAAGCAGCGTCTAGGCAGGATCGTGATGGCGAACGGCTCCATGGGGCGTGTGGTGCTGCACCCGGAGCTTCTGTCGGCGATTTCGGACGGCGGCGTGTAGCCATGGCCGAGCTAAGAGCGGTACCGGTACAGAAAGGCGACCTCCTGTCCCACGACGGGACGGAGCAGGCGGTTCTGTCCCTCGGCCTCGCGCCCGACGGGTACGTCATTGTCGTAGACTCCGGCTCGGTCCTCGGTCTCGCCTACGCGGACCCGAGCAGCCTGCTGGACCCCGAGCTTGCGGCCCTTGCGGGCCTGTCCAGCGCCGCCAACAAGCTGCCCTACTTCACGGGAGTAGGGACTGCTGCTCTGACGGACTTCACGGCCTTCGCGCGCACCCTCCTGGACGACCCGGACCAGGCCACCGCCCAGGCCACCCTCGGGGTGCTGGTCGGCACGGACGTCCCCTCTAAGGCCTACGTGGACGCCCTCGTCGCGGGCCTCAAGTGGAAGACCTCGGTCAGGGCGGCTACGACGGCGGCGGGGACCCTGGCCACCGACTTCGAGGACGGGGACACGCTGGACGGGGCCGCGCTGGCCACCGGGGACCGCATCCTGGTCAAGGACCAGGTGGACGGCACCGAGAACGGCATCTACGTGGTGGCGGCGTCCGGAGCCCCCGCCAGGGCGACCGACGCCGACTCTGGGACAGAGCTGGTGTCATCGGCCGTCTTCGTGCAGAGCGGCACCATCAACGCCGACAAGGCCTTCGTCTGCACGAACGACTCCATCACCATCGGGGTGACCTCCATCGTCTTCGCGGGATTCGCCTCGGTGGTCGGGGCCCTGGTGGCGGCGAACAACCTGTCGGACCTGAACAACACGACGACGGCCCGCACGAACCTGGGCGTGCCCCCCTCGACGCGCGCCATCAACACCACGTCCCCCATGACGGGGGGAGGGGACCTCTCGGCCGACCGCACCTTCGACGTCTCGAACATGGTGGGCGACTCGGGCGCCGGGGGTGTCCGCGGCCTCGTGCCCGCCCCGGCTGCGGGTGACGCCGCCGCCGGCAAGTTCCTCAAGGCCGACGGCACCTGGGTCGCCGTCAGCACCGGTAACCCGTTCTCCGGAGATACCTTCTACTGGTCGGTCATGTCCGACGGACGGGACAGCCACGACGACACCACCCCCAAGGTGACGTGGGGCGTCTTCATCAACCCAGATGACTTCACCGTGACCGGGGGCACCAAGACCTTCGTCCTGAAGGTGGTCCACGCCGCCGGGAACGGCACCGTGACCGGCACCGTGACGCTGCGCAACGTCACCGACAGCACGGACGTCACCACGTTCAACGTCACCGGCACGGCCACCGCCGAGACCACGGTCGAGTTCAGCCTGACCTCCGGGTCGCGGCTGTACGAGCTGAGGATCAGCGTCGATTCCACCGCCAACCCGGACGACACCATCGAGATCTACTCGACCAGGCTCTTTGCCAAGAACGTAATCTCCTAAGAGGTAAACCATGGGCCTGCCCGCAAAAGTCAAGACCTGGGAGTTCGACGTGAACATCTCGGTTCCTGCAACAGGAACCCTCCTGAATACGAACCGGGACACCGTCTTCGCGCTGAAGAACGCACTGATCGACGACCCCTCCTTTACGCTTCCGTGGACGGTGCGGGGGTCGTCCGACAGCGTCGCCTCGGGCATGGACGCCGTGGACCGGTGGGACACCAACACCGACCTGGTCTGGGCCAACGTCGGGACCGCCCACTCCTGGATCGTCCTGCGCCAGACGGGGATCGATACCAACTTCGAGCTGTGCCTCGACCTCACCTCCGGCGCCGGGAGCGGCATCAACATGACCGTCGCGGTGTCTCCCTCCGCCGGTTTTGCCGGCGGCAGTACGACGGCCCGCCCGACGGCCACGGACGAGGTAGTGCTCCTCACTACCGCCCCGTGGGGAGACTCGATAGAGGGCTCTCGTCGCGTCCACGTCATGACCAGCAGCGACGGCCAGTGCACCAAGATCATCATCACGAACAACCTCAACGCCGGCACGTTCGCCTTCTTCGGGAAGCCGAGGAACCCCCTCAGCCAGTGGAGTACGCCCAAGTCGGTATTCGGATGGAAGGCCTCTGGATCTACCTCAGTCTCCGCGGCCCGCTTCGAGGACTGGAACGATGTCGCTCTCGGCAGAGCCCTCATCAACGGGACCGTGGCCTCACTTTACATGGGCACTCCGATGGTGGTTACCTCCTCCGTGGGGGAGAGATCGGCCGGCCAGGTGGCGCACGACGTTAGCCTGCTGAGGAACTTTGCGCCGATCGTCTTCGTGTCCTCAACCGCGCCGGTGCGCGGCAAGATGGGCGAGCCATTCGACCTGTACTTCGGTGACAAGGGCCTCGCCAAGGGGACGCAGGCCAACCTGACCGGCACGACCCGTGAATGGACGTTCATCGGGGACCTGTGGGTCCCGTGGGACGGCGCCTCGACCATGGCGACCTAAGGACGGAGAAGAATTAAATGCCCGCACCCGCATACGTAAAGACCTGGCAGCACAGCCCGAACTTCCTCGCGACCCGCACGACCACGCTGAACGGGGCGCAGAAGATCTGGTTTCAGGTCAAGGGCGCCCTAACGGGCTTCGGGACGCTGCCCTGGACGGTCCAGTTCTCGTGCAACGGACAGGGGGGCGCCGGCTCGTTCGGCGCGTCGGACAAGTGGCTAGCATCGACCGACCTGGTCTGGGCCGCCTCCGGCAGCAACCACTCCTGGATCGTCCTGCGCCAGACGGGGGTCGCGGCCAAGTTCGAGGTCTGTATCGACCTAAACAGCTCCAGTGCCTTTAATATCTCCTTCATCTACTCCCCGGTCAACGGGTTCGGGGCGGCCAACGGGGGGGCCGACGGCACCGCGACCGCCCGCCCCACGGCCTCGGACGAGGTGGTCGTAAGGAGCATCTACCAGTGGACTTGGAACGACGCCGACCAGCCAGTCCAGGTGCACGTCCAGCAGTCCACGGACGGCCAGTGCACGCGGGCCGTCTTCTGCGGCTCGAACGGGGCCCAGACCATCCTGATCCTCGACCGCGTACAGAACGCCCTGTCGGCGTGGTCGGGGACGAAGGCGGTGGTGCTCTTCATCGGCAGCAACGCGCCCGGCACCCAGGTCGGGACCTACGCCAACCTGAACGACGTCGCCAGCCTGAACTTCAAGCACGGCAGCACGGCGGGGACCGCCTTCATGGCCGCGCTGGGCTACGTCGCCTCGGCGAACGGGGAGCAGCTCCTCGCCCAGAACGACCTGTCGAAGGAGTACGCCTTCGACGACATCAGCGTCTGGTCGGAGACCGCCAGCCTGCGGGGCCTGTGGGGCACCATGTTCGACATGTACCTCGGGCCGACCGCCGGGCCGGTCAATGCCACCATGGAGGACTCGGCCGGCAGCCCGCTCGGCTGGGTCCAGTTCGGTCACCTGATCCTCCCCTGGGCGTCCGGCAACGGCGTTCCTAGGTTCGCCTAATGGCCGACGTAGACGGCGACTTCACGGCGGGCCAGGGCACCGTCTCCGGCGCCTCCGAGCTGGACGCCATGGGGGACGGCGACTTCACGGCGGGCCAGGGCACCGTCTCCGGCGCCTCCGAGCTGGACGCCATGGGGGACGGCGACTTCGTCGCCGGACAGGCCTCCTCCTTCGACGCGGCGCAGCCAACCGGGGGGACCCCCCAGGTCAGCTACCTGATGCGGGCCCACGACGACACCCTGGACGAGACCGTCTTCTGGACCTCGCAGGAGGTGGACGGGGACGGGTCCGACTACGCCGGCCCCGGCCCGCTGTCGGACGTCGTCATGGTCCGGGTGGTGTTCACCCCGACGTTGGCCTAGCGGCCTTGGCGCACCGCTTGCAGGTGCCCTTGCCGGCGTAGAACTCCAGGTACATCGGCAGCAGCTCGCCGCAGGCCCCCCGGCACTGGCGCAGGCCGGCCTCCTCGTTGCACGCCCGGCACGACCGGTTGCGGTCCAGGGGCCGGCTCCTCCCGCACTGGCCGCAGCGCGTCTGGTAGCGCTTCGAGAAGTAGTCCTCCTCCCGCCGGCAGCCACGGCAGCGCGAGGTGACCCCGTTCTTCGAGGCGGCGTTGCGGTGGAAGTCGCCCCGGGGGAGGGGCCTCAGGCAGGCGGCGCACCGGACGGTCTGGCTCACCCCCGGTAGATTGCCGCGCTTTTGTTAGGCCGCGGCAGGCAATCTCTGAAGCTGTCAACGGGGCCCCTGCAGAGAAGCCCCAAGAACCCAAGAGAAGATTCAAGGAGATCCAGGGATGGCAACCACGCACAAGGCTTCCGCAATCGCTCGCGAGCTGTTCGACCGGCTCTCGAAGCGCCTGACCCTCGCCATCACCGAGGGCGTCGGCACCGACGGCGACCCGATCATCACGATCGGGACCGGCGCCTCCGCCTCGGCAAGCGCGCTGATCCGCATCGTCCCGAAGGACTGGCCCCTGGCGAAGGACTCGCTGGGCAACGCGGCGACGATCTTCGGCCCGCACAAGGTCCAGCTCGCCACCGAGGCCAACCCCTCGGCAGGGGCGGGCGCCGACAACCTGTCCCGCCAGCAGTTGACCAACATCCTGGGCGAGTGCCTGAGCTGCGGCTGCCAGACGGAGTGGTACGAGGAGGCCTTCGGAACCGGCCCCGACGAGACCACGATCGACGCCGCCAACCTGAAGGCGACCTACGCCGACATTTACCACCCGCTGGCCGCGCAGTAAGCGGAGCGAGCCAACATGGCTGACGAGAAGGACAAGATCGCAGAGATGCTCGACCAGGTGCACGCCGAGGTGTCGGCGCTCCTGAAGTCGAGCCCTCTGGCCAAGGCCCACCCGGGCGAGGCGACCTCCCCCGAGGTCTCGCCCGACGCGTCGGCGACCGCTCCCCCCGCCCCGGAGGCCTCGGCCCCCCCGGCAGAGGGGTCGGCGTCGGCTTCTGGGTCCCCCGCGGAGGGCTCGCCCTCCCCCGAGGGTTCCCCGCCGGCCGAGGGCAGCGCGTCAGCCTCGGGCTCGCCCGAGGGCAGCGCGCCCCCGCCCGCAGAGGGGGAGGGCGAGCCCTCCCAGGACCCGGCGGCGGAGGGCGACGGGTCGGGAGACCCGGTTGACCCGATGGCGCTGGCCGAGGAGTACGGCAAGCTCTCGATGCCGGACCTGCTGACGCACTACCAGGCGATCAAGCACGTCCTGGCGGAGAAGATGCCGCCCCCGGCCCCAGAGGCCCCGGCGGCCGAGTCGGCCCCCCCTCCCGAGGCCCCCGCCATGGGCAAGAGCGAGGCGGCCCCCGCGGCCGCGGCGCCCGCGCCCGAGGTGGTCGCCCTCCAGGCGGACCTCGCCGCCAGCCAGCAGGCCATCGGCCACCTGGTGAAGGCGGTCGAGCAGGCGCTCGCGCGCCCGCTCCGCAAGGCGGTCACGTCCCTCTCGGACGTCGCCCCGTCGGCCGCGGAGGCCGACGCCACCAAGGACATGAGCCCGGAGGAGGTCACCCGTCGCCTGCGCGACGCGGCAAAGAACCCGAAGCTGTCCAAGTCGGACCGCGACCTCATCAACCGGTACTGCTTCAAGCAGGCGGACCTGACCCAGATCAAGCACCTCCTCGCGGGGGCGTAGAGCGCAGAGCACCAGAAAGAAAGACAGGAGCAGAGAGATGAACGACCTCGTCAAGAACATCCAGGACCTGGTGAAGGCGCTGGAGGCCGGTACCTACGCAGGGACCGCCCCAGGCAACCTGACCCAGGGCAGCGCGCTGCAGGTCGAGGACCTGTCGCCGGTCATGCAGAACGTGACCTTCGAGGAGAAGGACATGGTGCTGCAGAAGATGGTGGACTCGCGCCCCGCGAAGTCTACGCTCTGGCAGTTCAACCGCCAGTTGTCGTACGGCATCTTCGGTGGCTCGGCCCAGCTCGAAGGCAACGTCGGCGAAGAGGAGATCTCGGACTACGTCCGGGTGACCGTCCCGATGTGCTTCTACAGCCACACCCGCAAGGTGACGATCGCCTCGACCATGGTCGAGACGAGCGACGGCCGTAAGAGCGACGAGCGGGAGGCCGCCTCGGCCGCCCTCAAGATCGCGGGCGACATCGAGTTCGACCTGTTCCGCGGGCTCGCGGACTTCTCCAACGGGGGCGTCTTCGACGGCAACCCGCTGGCGGTCCCGCAGCTCCCGAACATGCACGGCGTGGACCTCCAGGTCCGGCAGTCGGACGCGCAGCGTCAGGCGCAGGACCTCATGTTCGGCGAGTACGGCAGCGGCACCTCGGTGGTCGTGAGCGGCGGCGGAACGCTGACGCAGACCATCATCGAGAACGCCGCGGTGCGCAGCCGCATGAACTTCGGCAAGGCCGACCTGCTCCTCATCGACCCCCTCGTCCACGCGACCTACAACAAGATCGCGTTCGACAAGGAGCGCATCATCCTGGCGGGCACCCCCCAGGACGCGACCGGCGCGGACCTCCGCCGCCAGTTCGTCTCGGGCGGCACGGTCAAGCTGGAGGAGAGCCGCTTCCTCTCCGGCAAGACGGGCCCCGCCCCGATCCGCCGCAACAGCCCGGGCACCCCGACGCTGACCTCGGCGGTCAGCACCACGACCGCGGGCATCGTGACCCCGTTCCTCAAGGACGAGGTCTACACCTACTACGTCACCTCGGCGAACGAGAAGGGCGAGTCGGGCAAGTCGGCGGCGGTGGCCGAGACCATCGTGGCGGACGGCGACGAGGTCGTCGTCACCATCACGCACGGCTCGGGCACGCACCGGTACCACAACGTGTACCGCAGCGCGGCCGGCGGCAGCGAGGCCTCGGCCAAGTACATCGGCCGGGTGGCCTCCTCGACCGGGGCGACCACGGTCTTCCACGACCTCGGCAACAAGATCCCGGGGTTCGTCACCGGGTTCCTCGTCCAGGGGAACACCATGGAGATGCGCGAGCTGGCGCCCTTCACGCGCCTCAAGCTGGCGGTGACCGAGCTGGCGTCCCCGGAGGCCTTCTTCCGGTTCGCCACGCTGGCCATCATGCAGCCCAGGAAGAACGTGATCTGCGATAACCTCACGTCATAACTGAGGTTTTCCTAGACTAAGGCCGGGGGGCTCTCGCCCACCTGGCCTTTTTCTTATCCGAGCGACCTCCTTGACTCCGGGTCGTGGGTCGTGCTACATTTAACGCATGGACCCAAGCCACAAGAGGGCGGAAGCGGAAGAGGACGCGATCATCGCGGAGGTGGACCACCTGGCCACCGAGGTGGGCATCAGCGCCCTGCTGATCACGAAGGGGCGGCCCAAGGCGGCCGTGGCCGCCCTCATCCTGGCCGCCACCCGCACCGCCGCCGCCTGCGGCGTGTCCGCGGAGGACCTGGTCGGGGTGGTCCAGAAGCAGTACCCGATCGCCAAGATCCAGGCCGACGCCGACCCTCCGTTTCCCGAAGAGGACCGCGGGGACGAGGCCGTCCGCCGGATGGGGAACTAGGCCGTGCGGGTCTTCGTCTGTTCGCCTTACCGGGGGGACGTAGAGGCCAACCTGGCCTACGCCCGCAGGGCGTGCAGCTACGTGCTGGAGAAGGGGCACGCCCCGTTCGCCCCCCACCTGATCTACCCGACCGTGCTGGACGACGCGTGGCCGGCGTCTCGGGCCCTGGGCATGGCGGCCGGCTTCAAGTTCCTGGAGGCGTGCGACGAGGTGTGGGCGTTCCGGGACCGGGGCCTCAGCCAGGGCATGGACCAGGAGCTACAGGCCGCCGAGGCCCTAGGGAAGCCGGTGCGGGAGATATTCCTCGACGACGAGTCGTCGGAATCTTAGGGGATGATGGGGTCTAATGTGCGCACTGTGCCGCCTCCTGGAGAGGGCCAAGCCGCAGGAGGTGAGGGGGCTGCTGGAGGAGGTGGCCAGGAGGGTGAGCCGGGGGGAGCCCCAGGAGCACTTCGACCGGGCCGTGGGCGAGGCGCTCGGCGCCGGGGAGGCGGAGCGGGACCTGGAGGCCGAGGAGGCGTGGGAGCGCCGCAGGCGGTCGCCGGGGTAGGCTTCCTGTCCAAGGAGCAGGTGGACGAGTCCCTGGCCGAGGTGGTCAGGATGGTGCGGGAGGGCATGATGACCCCCCGCCAGTACCACGCCGCGGTGGTGAGGCTGGCCTGGGCGTACGCCCGCGCCGAGCACCTGCACGAGGCCATGGCCTGCCTGACGACTGTCCCGGGCGAGTACCTGACGCGGCACATGCCCGGAGACGCGGAGATGGCCCCGGGGCTGGCGGAGGCGGCGGTGTCGTTGGCCTCCTACCTGGTGCGGCGCGGCTTCGTCGAGGCGGACGCCGTGACGCCCCCCGAGATGCTCGTGCGCTGGCCCGGCAAGGCCTAGGGCGGGGCAATCTTAGGCGTCGGAGGCTCGACGAAGCATGCTGCTGGCCGCAAGGTTCCTCGCCGACGTGGCGGACGTCAACGGCTACCGCTACGTGGACTCGGTGCAGGCCTACGAGGGGGACCCCCAGACGGTGCACCTGCAGCTCGTGGACGCGTCGGCCGACCCCCAGGGCGGGCACGGCCCCGTCGGGCGCCGGTACTGCCCCCCGGCGGGCACGACGCTGGAGGTCACGGTGGAGTCCCTGGAAACCGCCAAGACCTACGCCAAGGCGGCCTCGCAGCCCTTCTCCGACCCCTCGATCTGGAGGTTCACCGTGGCCGCCAGCGACTCCGTCCGGGGGACCGTGACGCTGCGCCTCAAGCTGGTCGAGCCCTCGCGGACCCTCCGCTCGGTGCTGCCGGCGGCCATGAAGGTGCGCTCGACGGCGGCGGTGTAGCGTGGCGGACCTGGAGGCCGCCAAGCTCCTGGCCACGGCTACGTGGCCCCCCAAGGGGAAGGAGAGCCCCTGGCTGAGGACCGAGCCCCTGCTTGAGCCGGACGACCTGCGGGCGCTGCACCTGTTCGGCCTCTCCCTGGTCTCCCAGGTCCCGGACCCGGAGACGGGCAAGCGGGAGAGGATGACCAACGAGCTGCTCAAGGAGTACATCGAGCGGGCGGTGACGATGGCGGAGCAGTTGACGCACGCCACCATCATGCCGACCCAGTACGACACCAAGGAGCCCTTCGACCAGTCGGAGTGGAGGTCCAACGGGTTCTTCCGCCTGGCGGTGCGGCCCATCTGGGCCATCAAGAGCCTGACCATCCAACTTTCAAACGGGGAGGATGTGTTCACGGTCCCCAAGGAGTGGATCGACGTCGGCCAGCTCTACAAGGGCCAGATCAACCTGATGCCGTACGTGATCGGGTCCACCGGGTCCGGAGCGGTCGTCCCGGCCGCCTCGGGGGCCGGACTGGCCATGCTGCAGGCGTTCGGGGCCAGCCACTGGATCGGGAGCTGGTGGCACTTCGAGGTCATGGCGGGCTTCCCGGACGGCATGGTGCCCAAGGTCGTCAACGACCTGATCGGGACCATCGCGGCGATCGACATACTCTCCATGCTGGCGGCCACCTACGCCCAGACCACCGGCCACAGCATCGGGATCGACGGGCTGTCGGAGTCGTTCTCGGGCCCGGGTCCCCAGGTGTACCTGCAGCGAATCACCGACCTGGAGAAGAAGAGGGACGCGCTGGTCGGAAAGATCAAGGCTGTGGTGGGGCAGAAGCTCTTCGCCGGGAACGTGTAGCGGGAGCGACGTGTGGCCGAGCGCTGCGATAGGTGCAAGAGGGACGCCACCAAGAAGGTGCTCCACGCCGAGGGCATGGCGTACGTCCCGGCTTGCGACGACCACGCCGACGAGGTGAAGGCCGGGTTCGTCGCCAGGGACGACTTCTCCGGATTCCGAGACGTCAAGAAGTCCGAGGGGCCGCGGGAGGTGGCCCTCGTGATGGCGTACGACGCCCACGGGCGCCTGCTGCTGGGGAGGCGGCACGACAACGGCCGCTGGTCCCTGCCGGGCGGGCACGCGGACGAGGGCGAGCTGCCCGAGGAGGCCGCGCGCCGCGAGCTGTTCGAGGAGACCGGCCTGCGCCCGATGTCGGTCACGCCCGCGGGCACGAGCACGACCCCGGACGGCAAGACGCTGCACGTGTTCACCGCCCTGGTCTCGGGGCAGGCCCACGGCCTGCTCGACCCCGACCGGGAGGCCGCCGAGTGGACCTTCCACCCGGTCCACCAGGGGCTCGACCCCGAGGTGTGGGACTACCTGCACGGCCCCGAGGGGCCGGATAACGTGGTGCGCCAGTACGTGCGCCGGGCGTCATCGACGCAGCCCCTCGGAAAGGCGATAGCGGACCTGCCCACGGGCAGGCAGAAGGGCGCCGGCAGTTGGTATTACGACTACGGGCACCTCCTCCCCGAGACCCACCGTGGCGGCGATACCGACATGGAGCTGTTCGACAACCCCGACCACGGCATCTTCGAGGTGCGCCTGCGCCACCGCGGCGACATGGTGGGGAGGCTGGAGGTGTGGAAGCCGCGTCCCGGAAGGCGGCCCGGGATCGAGATCCACTCATCTCTCGCCAGGGCGTTCCGAGGCAAGGGTTTGGGGACTGCCATGTACGAGGCCGCCCTCGTCCACGCCAAGCACGTGCTCGGAGTGGACTCGGTGACCGGCGGCACCCACACCGAGGGGGCCAGGAGGGTGCACGAGGCCCTGGCGCGGAAGCACGGTCTAGCCTACTCGCCCAGCGAGAAGCAGGGGTCCGTGTATCCGCCCTACTCCTACACCCTCAAGTCGGTCCCGCTGGAGAAGTTCCAGCCCCAGATCGCGTTCAAGGGCCTGGGCATCGAGCCGCGCCGGGAGACGCCCTTCGTGACCACCACCCAGGAGGCCGGTCTGCGGATGAGGCTGATAGGGGCGGCGCACGCCCGCCACCTGGACGCCTACAACGCCGACCGGGCGTCCGCGGTCCGGGCCAGGAGCGCCAGCGACGCCGTGGACGTCCAGAGCGGCAGCAGGCCGGGCCTCATGGGGACCGCCAGCAGCGTCCCGGGGTCCAGGGCGGCCTTCGCGCTCGCCGGGGAGGCCAGGCCGTACGACGCGCAGCACCACAACTCGGCCGCGGCGACGGCCCTGCACGAGGACTTCCACCTCGCCATGCGGGAGGTCGAGGTCCGGCACGGCCTGCCCGCGCGCTGGCGGCTGGCGGAGCGCCTCGTCGGCTCTCTGCCTCAGGCCCTCAGGTCCCACGTCGAGAGGTTCGCCGAGCACCGCGGCTACCAGCCCGACGGCCGGTCCTTCAACGAGGAGTGCGTCGCGCTGCTGCACAACTACGTGAACGACCCGCAGACCAGGCGGAGGTACCACTCCGCCAACGAGCGGGACGAGCAGGGGGCCCGCCTGGTCGATGACGCCATGAAGCGCGCGTACCACCACGTGCGGGCGTACGCCGACCAGCTCCTGCCCGCGGACGTCGGCGCCGCCCCCGTGGGGAAGAGCGAGGACGACCTCCTCGCGTCGCAGGAGTGCCTGGAGAAATCTACATACGACCCAGAACACTGGCTCCAGATGGCAAGACGCCCCGTCATGCGTGGCTACCAAAAGGACCCGTCTCCGCCTCCTTCTATGGTGGACATGGTGCAACGTGTCCTAAAGGACCACAAAAACACCTTTCGTAAGCTGGGGATGATCGAGCCCACAATCCATTACGCAACCAAACTGCCAGAAAAAAACCACAACGCGGTAAGCACCTTCGTCAGGTTTACGCACGCCGCTCCTCATATCGTCCTCCACACCCCTTCCCTTGCCGAACACGCCAGATACGTGACCGAACCAGAGATGAGAAGGGAGATCGAGGTCTCTATTCTACATGAGATCGGTCACGCATGGCATGAACAACGCAGATATCGTGACAATATACCTCGTTTGTCGGATGAAGAAGAGGAGGAACAGGTGGAAAGATTTGCTAGAGGAGGAGGAAAAAGTCTTCAGAAATCCGACCCCCTCCTCGACCACCACGACCCCGACGAGCGGGCGCTGGCGGTGCTGGCCTCACCCAACCCGAGCGAGGGAGACCTGCTGCGGGCCGCGCTGGACGACAACCCGGCCGTGTCGCAGGCCGCCGTGGCGCGCATCCGGAGCCCGTACACGCTGCGCCTGCTCGCCGCCGCGCGCCTGACCCGCGACGGCCGCCACCCCACCCACCAGGTCGGGGCCCTGATGCGGCACGTGGAGGCCGGCCCGGAGCACGTGCGGCTCGTCCGCGAGGCCGCCCAGCACTCCCCCGACTCCTCCCGGGCCTCGGAGGAGGCGTCGGTCGGCCCGAGGCACCCCATGAGGCGCCGTGGCTAGCCTCGCCAAGCGCCTGGAGGGCGTCGGCCGGGTCATGGAGGCCCAGGCCAAGGAGGGCCCGTCCCTGGTGGACCACGAGCGGGAGCGGGGGCTCCACCCGCCGGCCCACGGCCACCTCGTGGAGGCCTTCTCGCGCGTCCAGTCCTGGCCGGGGCCGGTCCGGAGCGTCCGCGGCGCCCCCCAGCACCGGCAGGGCGGCATGGGCATGGTCCGCTCCCACAAGGCCGTGTTCGAGGTCGCCTCGACCGCGCAGGCCGGGGCCAGGGACCGCTTCCTGGTGAAGCCCTACTTCGAGAGGATCCCGCGCGACCTGCATCGGGGGTACGGGAGGCACCCCATCGGGGGCTGGTCCGAGATGACCAGCCAGGCGCTGTACCACGCCGGGGGCATCGGCGACCTCCACCAGCGCGTCCACGTGGTGCACCACGACGACGGGTTCGGACGGCACCCCCTGGTGGTGGTCCACATGGCGCCCGGCCACACCTCCGTGGGCGACATGCAGACGGGCGTCTCCCCGAGGGGGGACGGGCCGTCCTCCATGGGCGACCACGTCAGGAAGATGGTCCTGATGGACTTCCTGACCGGGATGCCGAACCGGCACGGGGACAACCTACTCCTGGGGCCCGACCCCGAGCAGCGCCCCCTCGCCATCGACCACGCCCTGGCCTTCCAGTACGCGGCGCCCAAGTGGCACCCGCGCCACGTCGCGAGGATGAACCGCGACGACGGGGTGCTGTCCTACCACCGGGACCAGGCCTGGGAGAACCTCGTACCCGCCATCCCGCGCCCCACTGCTGACTGGGGCATGGACGACGTCCGGGTGCGCGAGGAGGCTGGCGCTGCGGCGTACGGCCCTGCCCTGGCGTGGTGGCGTGGCGCGTCCCCCGCGGTCAAGGCGGCCATGGACAGGAGGCTGGACCTGATCCGGCACCCCGGCCTGCGCGACCACGTCTCCCAGAACTTCAACCGCCGGGCGGCCTTCCTGGACGCGGCGGCCGAGGGGCGCCAGCACCTGTTCGACGGGTCCGTCCCGATGTACCGCTCGAAGGGGGCCCCCTAAGCTATGTACCGCATCACCAACCTGTACACCGGGGAGGGCCACGAGCTGGCCACCGACGATGACCTGTTCCGCTGGGCGCAGGACCGCGCCCCGTGGGCGTTCATCCCGTCGCCGCCGTCGGCGCAGAGCCTGCTGGAGCGCCTGGCCCACCACCAGATGTTCGACGCGTGGCACGAGGAGGAGCCCGAGTTCCCGAGGGGGTCCCTCGGGGTGGACTCCCTGATGGAGGCGGCGCGCCTCCTCCGGGAGGGCGGCCTGCACGACGACCCGAGCCACCGGCCGCACGCCGTCCTGCACGAGGGCGACGACGAGGCGGCGGCCCTGTCCGCCGCCGGGCTGGAGCCGACCGAGGAGAACCGGCTGGCCCTGCGCGGCCTGGCCGCGGTCGAGGGCGTCCGGAAGAGCGAGGCCGTGGTGGACGACTCGGCCGAGGGCCTCAAGGAGTCGGCGCAGGTGGCGCCCGGAGCGCCCGAGGCCCGCGAGGCGGCCGGGGCAATCGCCAGGGCCGTCAAGGCGGGGCGCACCCACCCCGTCTCCCTCAGGGGGGGCAAGCATGCCGCGGGCGCCGTCCTGGCGGATGACCCCGAGACCGGCCGCGCCCTCCTGCTCAAGCCCGGCTCGGGTCGCCAGTCCCCGGCGGCCGGCGCGCGTGACGAGACCGCCACCCAGAGCCAGCGCGAGGCCGCCTTCTGGCACGCTCTGGACGGGATGGGCCTGGGCGCCTACGCCCCGCGCGGGGACCTGGTCCTCGTGGACGGCCGGCAGTACGCCGCCGTCGAGTGGCTCTCCGAGGCGGCCGGGTTCGCCCCCATGTACCGGCGCTTCCGCGACGACCAGGCCGGCCTGCGGCTGGCGCTGCTCCCCCTGCTCGGGGACGGCACCCTGCACATGCTGGCGGCCGCGGACTGGGTCCTGGGTCAGACCGACCGGCACAGCCGGAACGTCCTCTCGTCCGAGGACCGCCCGGTCCAGCTCATCGACCAGGGGTCGGCCCTGGCCGGCCGCGGGTTCGACCCGGCGAACGACCCCAACAGCTTCACCCCCTACTACCTGCGGGTGTGGGCGCCCGAGGGGTGGGCGCGCCTGCCGCCCGGGGAGCGCCTGGCGGGGCTCCCGCGCGCCACCGTGGACGGGGAGAGGTCCCTGAGGTCCTGGCTGGGGTCCGTGGACCGGGCGCGGCTGGCCCTCGCCCTCGCCCGGTACGGGGTTGACCCGCAGCCCAGCCTGGACCGGCTGTCGGCCCTGCAGGCGGCAGCGTCCTCGGAGCTGGCGGACTTCTCGGTGAACCGGGCGTGGGCTACGGGCCTGGGGGTCGGTCTGGCCAAGGCCGTCCCCGCGCCCGAGGTCGATGCCATGCACGGGAAGACGCACCCGCACGACCCCCAGGCCCCTCCCACCGACCACCACGCCGAGCCCTCGTGGGAGCGAAAGCAGCACCGGGCCGTGTTCGACGACCTCCGGGCCTCCCTCGCGCACCCGGACAACACGGTGGAGGATCGGAGCGAGGGCGTCACCGGGGTCTCCCCTAAGGTGGTCATGAAGGGGGCCCAGCACTCCTTCCTCCTCAAGCCGTACCACGAGGACCACCGGCAGTACGGCACGAGGCACCCCAAGCTGGGGTGGTCCGAGATGACCAACCAGGCCCTCTACCACGCCGCCGGCATCGGCCGCCTGCACCAGAAGGTGTCGGTGGTGTTCGCCCGGGGATCCGCGGGCCCGGTGCCCATGCTGGCCGTGCACCTGGACCCGGAGGCCGACCACGAGCAGAGCTTCAGGGTGTCCGCCACCGCCAGGGAGGACCTACGGAGGATCGCGGTGATGGACTTCCTGTCCCAGAACACCGACCGCCACCCAGGCAACCTCATGATGGCGAGGGGGCGCCCCCTCGCCATCGACAACGCGATGAGCTACGACTACGGCACAGGCAGACACTGGAGGACGTACACGAGCCTCTACGACCAGTACCAGAACAGCGCCCTGGCCGGGGAAGACCAGGAGCGAGGCCCGGGAGACGTCAAGCGCACCATGGCGTGGTGGTCCAAGGCGGCCCCCGAGGTCAAGAGGGTCTTCGAGGCGAGGCTGGGTATGATAAGGGACCCGCGGGAGCGGGAGCACGTGCGCCGGGGCTTCAACGCCAGGTACGACCACCTCCTCAGGGCCGCCTCCTGGGGCAGGGAGGACTCCTTCCTGAAGGACCACGTAGACCCCCCGATCGAGCCGGAGGACCGGCCGGCGGACACCCTCCCCGACCCCGAAGAGAAGTTCGTTGACCCGTACGCCAGCACGAGGGTAGTATAGTCGTATGAGCACCTACACCATCGACAACCTGTGGACGAGGAGGTCCGTCTCCCTCGTCGGGGACGACGCGCTGCGGGCGTACGTCAAGGAGCACATGGCGTGGGTGCTGCGGGACCCGACCGAGAGCGTCGCGGACCTCGTGGCGGCCATCAACCGGTCCCAGAACTACTCGGTGTCGGTTCGTCAATCTTCCTAGAGAAGATGAAGCTCTGGCTCGACGACGTCCGACCGGCCCCCGCGGGCTGGGTCCACGCCCGGACGGTGGAGGAGGCCAAGGCGCACCTACAGACCGGCCGGGTCGAGGAGGCGTCCCTGGACCACGACCTGGGCCGCGGCCAGGAGACCGGCGATCACCTGGTCAGGTGGATGAACGAGACGGGGCGGCGCCCGGCCAGGGTGTCGGTGCACTCAAGCAACCCCCTGGGGGGCCTCAGAATGAGGGCCCGGTTGGCCGCACCCGCTCCTCGCGCTCCGAGAATCCTGCTCCCGGGCGGTAAACGTCCCACTCCTGGACGTTAAACGTCCGAGGCCCTCCTCTGGCGCAGGTGGTCCCGGGACTTCAGGTCCAGGTAGGACGACCCCCGCCGCGCCCCGACGCTCTCGACGCGCCACCCGTTGACCCACTCCCCCTCCTCGGTTCGGATCTTCAGCCACCTCCCCGCCACCGCGAACCGGCTGGGTATCCAGGCGACCTCGACCTGGGATCGGCCCTCCCCGAGGGGGCGGCGCAGGGTGCACTGGGCGTACTGCTGCTCGGCCAGGGGCTAGCCCCCGGCCCGGCGCATGAGGCGCTCGGCGTCTAACTCCGTCCGGCGGCGGTCGCCGAAGGAGGATGAGAGGGCCCTGGCCACCTCCCGGCGCAGGTCGTCTAAGGTGCCGGAGTTGTCGATGCGCTGGGCGTACAGGTGGTCGGGCACGTCCGACAGCTCGTTCTCCGACCGGTGGCCGCCGCCCGAGGGCAGGTCGCGGGCGCGTCCGGTCACCGACCAGGCCTCCCCTCCCCTCTCCAGGACCCCCACGACCTCGTTGCGGAACCTTCCGTCCGTGATCGTGACGTAGTCGGGGTACGGCCCGTCGGAGGCCACGACCCCGCGGAGCCGGTGGTACCTGTACCCGCCCCTGATCAGCAGCAGGGCGGCCTCCTGGGCGCCGCGGACCCACACCTGCCGGTCCTGCCTGCGTCCGAACTCGGTGCCCAGGGTCTGGAGGGCGAGGCGCGGGGACAGGAGCCCCCGGCCCGCCAGGTCCATGCACCCGTTGAACCACCCCGCCCGCAGTTGGTGGACCGCCTCGGGGGTCTCCTTGATGCCGATCGCCTCCAGCCAGTGCCGGTGGCATCCCTCGAAGTTGAAGCGGGCGTCCTCGTGCATGCGGCGCGACAGCGTGGGGTTGCCGTCCGGGACGTAGCGGTCGTCCGGCGTGTCCCGCAGCTCGCTCGGGCCCCATAGCTGGTCCTCGGTGAACTGGAAGACGTCGTGGCAGAACCTCTTCATGGGGTCGGCCTGGGCCACCGAGGCGGCCCGGTACTCCGACGCCATGATGCCGGAGACCGTGTCTTTCCCGGACCCCGCCCTCCCGCACAGCAGGATAAGGGGGAGCCTCACGGGCGGGTCCTCGGGCCGGGCTGGATCCGGGCGCGGAACCTCTCCCGGAGGGCGGACAGGCGCGTGGTGTTCATCCGGTGGCCGTACTCGGCCTTGAGGGCGTCGTTGAGGTCCGCCAGGGAGGCCTCGGGCCTCCCCTCCAGCAGGCGGAACACGCTGGACTCCCTGCTCTCGTTTACCTCTCGCGTCAACTTCGGCATCCTTCTCGCCTCCTTGCTTTCGATGACATCATACCGCCTACGCCCGGGGTGTCAAGGATGCAATCTTTGGGGCGATGGACCTGAGCGCTGAGCAGATAGCGTCGAAGAGGATGATCGGGCACCTCGGCGGGGCTCCCGTGTTCGAGATAGAGACCACGGGCGGGCTCAGCATGGTGGTCGTGCTGCGCAACGGCCGGGTAGAGCCCCTCGGCTCCGGCCCGCACCGCGCCGTGAGCCGCCACATCGCCCGGAAGAAGGAGCCGTCCCTCCAGCTCCACGAGCTGGCCAAGAACGAGGACGCCGCCTTCGACCCGAACGGGCGGGTGGTCTCCCGGTACGAGCAACTGACCTCGCTCCTGCGGCGGGCCGGCGGCTTCTCGGGGTAGGGGCCGGGCGTGGCCGAGTCGAGACAGCGGGTCTTCCTCGACCTGCCATCCAGGTCGGTCCACTTCGACGCCGACGCGTTCGACGAGGCGGTCGGGGACCACGGGGCGAGGTTCGTCCACTGGAGGGCGATGCGCTGCCCGGTCGGCCTGGTGGACGAGCACGACGCGCGCCGGCCGCACGAGGACCACGAGGGCTGCAGCGGCGGCTACCTGCTGACCAGGTCCGGGACCGCCTCCTGCCTGTTCGTGGGCAACCCGCGCCAGAAGCGGGACTCGGACGTCGGCATGCTGGACGTCGGGTCGGCCCAGCTCACCGTGCCCAGGACTTACGACGACGGCCAGCCCGTGTTCCTCCAGGCCTTCGACCGCATGTACCTGGAGGACGAGGCGGTTATGGTCCCCTACTGGGAGACGGTCAAGCACTCGGAGGCGGGGGTCGATCGCCTGTCCTTCCCGGCCCTCCAGGTGCAGGACCTGGTTGACTGGACCGGCGCCCGGTACGCCCAGGGGGCCGACTTCGAGGTGTCCGGGGGGCGCATCCGGTGGACCGGCAGGCGGCCCCCGCCAGAGCCCAGCACCGGCCGCGCAGTCTACTCGGTGCGCTACCTGCACCGACCCTACTGGGTCGTCCTGCGGATGCTCCACGAGCTGCGCCTGATCCGGGTCAAGGGGGCGGACGGGGCCCTGAAGACGATCCGGGCCCCGCAGGCGTGCGTCGTGCAAAGGGAATACGTTTTCTTGAACAGCCAGCAGGACCCGGACGCGGTCGGCGGCGACCCCGCGCGCCAGCAGAGGGCGCCGGAGAGCGGCGGCTTCGGTCCTCGGTAGGGGCAATCTTCTGACCAGCATGACGCATCCGGGTACGGCGAGGCTGATGGAGGACGTGCTGGGCCGGGACGGCGCCGCCGCCCTCCGGACGGCCGCCGAGCGGGCCCCGGACCTGGAGGGCTCCCTGGCGCCGCGCACGGCCCTCGCCTGGTCCCGCCTGGCGACCGCACAAGGGTACGACGGCCCCGCCCCGGGCCGCCCCGAGGCCGCCCTCCTGGTCAAGTCGGGCGGCTGGACGGTACGGGTCGGGGACGTCCAGACCTCCGGCTCCGGGGAGGCCGGCCTGGCCGCCGCCCTCCTGGTCATGTGCGACGCAGCCGGCCGCTCTCGCCCCGCGGTGGGGCAGCCCCTGCTGAGGCTCGGCAAGTCGCTCGACGCCCTGGCGGCGGCCGTCTGGGAGCGCCGCCGCGTCCCCACGGTCAAGGACATCCGGGACCGGGCCCGCGGCATGGCGAAGGCCAACCGAGGGGGCGGGGGAGGCGGCGCGTCCGCCCCGGGCCCCGCCCACAAGCCCAGCGCCCCCGAGGCCCCGACCCCTCCCACCCCGTCCCAGAAGCAGCCTGGGGTCAAGGCAACCTCCCCGGCCGCCCCGAAGGCCCCCAAGGCCCAGGGCGCCAAGGGCCCCAGGCAGGCCCAGTTCATGAGGTCGGAGCTGGAGGCCCCGTGCCGCGCCTGCGGGCGCCCCCAGATGAGCGGCGACGACCTGGCCCTGTGCGCCTGCTTCCAGGCCGTGGCCAAGGCGGTGTCCTTCAAGGGCTTTGGACCGGATACCGTCGTCGTGTCGTTCGACGGCTGGGACGCCGAGGCGCTGGCCACCTTCTGCGAGGAGGTCCGCCGTGGCTAGGCACCAGTGGCGCGGCCGGCACGCCCTCGTGCGCCCGGAGGACCAGGTCGAGCTGGAGGCCCGGTCCGCGGTCCACGAGCTGGGCGCCGGCCTCGACCGCCACGAGGCGGAGGAGCGGGCGTACGCCGACTACGTGGCCCACCGGTCCTCCGCCGCCGCCGCCCACCACCTGGCGGGCATGCGCGCGGCCCACGCGGCCGGTGACGTAGGCGCCGCCGCCCGGCACGGCCTGCTCTACGGGGTCTACATGCGCTCCCTCGGGCACAACCCCAACGGGGAGCCGCCTCCCGAGGTGGCCGCCGCCTCCAGGTCGCCCCGGACGGCCCGCGTCTACGCCTTCGCCCCGCACTCGGCCGACGAGGTGGCCCTGGAGTTCCTGCGGGACCGCGGGGTCGGCGGCCTGGCCAAGGCCGAGCCCGTGGCCGCCTTCGGCGCGCTGGTGGGGAGCGACCACGGGATCGAGGAGTGGGACCTCAGCCACCTCCTGTCGGAGGCGAGGCGCCTGGCCGGGGAGCGACTGCACGTGCGCGAGGCCGGCAGGGCCCGCACGGCCCACCACTTCCGGCTGGACGGAGACCGCCGCCTACCCCTCGCCTCCCTCCTGCAGAGGGAGGACGGCCTGGCCGAGCCGGTCAACGACCGGTCGGCGGGGGCCTCGAACGACGTGGTAGAGGCCGCCAACGCCGCCTTCCGCGCCAGGAGCGCGGCCTCCTCGGCCCGGCTGGCCAGCTCAGCGAAGGCCGCCCTCGGGGCGGTCGAGGCGGCCCGCTCGACCCTCGGGTAGGGCGCAGGCCAGCGCGACCAGGGCCGCCATCAGGGCTGCTAGCTGGCCGGCCGGTCGGGGGCCGACGGCCGGGGAAACGAGGAGCGCGTACGTCCCCACGACGAGGGCCGAGACGGCGTACCGAGCGGACCTCACGGCCCACCCGAGGCGAGCACGACCCCGTGCCGGCGGAGGATCTTGTGCGCATCGCCGAGCTGCTTGGCCGCCAGCCTGCCGTAGCGCGTCCTCCCGCAAGGAGCACCAGAATACCTCCCGATCCAGCGGGAGACCGGCTTGCCCGCTCCGGAGCAGTCGGCCTTCACCAGAGCCAGGTGCCGCACCCCCAGGCGGATGTTCAGCTCCGGGTTCATGAGCTGTCGGTCGGTGAGGCGGTTGTACCCGCGGGTCGCGATCTTCCCTCGGTAGAGCTGGGCCATCCCCAGCTCGCCCCCGGCCCCCCTGGCGTCGGGGTTGAACCGGGACTCGTGCAGGAGCATGAGCGCCGCCTCCTCGGGGGTCACCGAGGGGTGCCTCTTGACCGCCTTGAGGATGTGCGCGGCCACCGTCCGCGGGCGGATGCCCTTGAGCCGGCACTCCGGCGGCTTGCCGGCCAAGGCGCACACCAGCGCCGCCACCTGGGCCACCTCGCTCATCTCGTGCTCCTGTGCGTCATGGGTAGATGGTAGCCTCCCGACCTCGACCTCGTCAAGGGGGGCAATCTTGGGTCCGTGGAGCCCGGAGTTTGTGGCCTTGTTTACGGTCTTATCGATCCTGAGACCAACGAGGTCAGGTATGTCGGGCAGACAACGCAAGATGTCAAAGCCAGGGTAAGGGCGCATTTGAAGATCCACGACGACTCCCACCGTGACCGATGGCTTCAGTGTCTACAACGCAAGGGTCTTCGTCCACGGTGGGTCGTCCTTGAGACGATTTTGGGTGGCCGTGAGGCGCTGGACAAGGCGGAGGTGTCCTGGATCAAGAGTCTCGGTCGAAGCGGACGCTTGACGAACGCCACAGAGGGGGGTGGGGGCACCTCCGGTTACAGGTACACGCCAGAGCAGCGAGCGGCGAGGTCATTGCAGCTTCTTGGACGCCCGGCTCCGTGGTCGCGAGATCGGGTATGGTCGCCGGAGTCAAAGGAGAAGATTCGGCAAGCCAAGCTCGGTAGGCCGCTCAGCCAGGCTCATCGTCTGGCCATGGAGGCCTCTCGCCCCGGTAAGGCGGTCTGTGACGACCTGGGCAATCGGTTCAACTCCGTGGGAGCTGCTGCCCGGCATTACGGGGTAGATCGGGCCGCAATTCGGCGCTCTGTGCAGCGTGGTCGTGTGTCTTGCGATCGGAGATTTTACTATGAAACTCGACTCTAGCGTGTGGATCGCCTGGGATGGCGACCGGATAGGTCGCCTCGTGGGGCTGGCCACCATGCACGACCAGCCCGAGGAGCTGGCCCGCCTTAGCGGGGCCATCGACCGCGGCAACCGCGTGTTCGAGTCCTGGTGCGTCGAGGGCGGAGGGGCCCTGGTGCAGATGGGAGGGGACGAGGGCCGGGCCACCGTGTCCGCCGCCCGCCTAGACCGGCTGGAGGACGTCCGGGCCAGGTACCAGGAGGCCACCGGCGCCACCGTGTCGGTGGGGGTCGGGGCGCGCCTGTCCGAGGCCGCCAAGGCCCTGTACGCCGCCAAGCTGCGCGGCGGGGACCGGGCCGTGGTGCACTCCCCCGAGGTAGAGGCCGAGGTGGCGGCTAGCCTGAGCGCTGAGCGTTCCGAGGGCGCCAAGATGGCCGAGGAGTACGGAGACGGCCTGGGCAAGGCCGAGGTCGAGCCCCAGACCCAGAAGCCCGCTCAAGCCTCTCTGGCCGACGAGCTGCGCGAGGCCGCCCAGGCCTCCGGGGAGACCGAGGGCGCCTCGAAGGCCAGGGCCGCTAAGGAGGGCGACGAGGCCCGCGAGCGCCTGGCCGGCGTGCTGAGGGCCATGCAGGGCCGGGCCCGCGAGCTGGCCGCCCTCAAGGAGCGGGCCCCCGCCGTGGTCGAGGCCCTGGCCGAGCTGCTGGACGCCGTGCGGGACGCCGCCAGGCTCCTGCCCAGGACGGAGGCGGCCCCGCCCCCGTCCGCCCCTCCCGCCCCGGCCGCCGAGGGTGCCCCGGTGGAGAAGGGTATCGGAGGCGCCGAGGCGGGTCGCGTGAAGCTCAACCTCCCGGTCGGGACCCAGCACGACGGCAAGGTCAAGGTCCGGCACGAGGACGGCAGCGTATCCTGGGTGAGCGTCCGCTCGGGGATGGTCCTGGCGCAGGACCCGGCCGGGCACCCCGCCAGCGCCCGCAACCCCTCGATCCACTAAGGAGGGTCGCCGTGTTCTCGGCCTCGGTGGACCTGAGCGCCCTGATCGACCTGCTCAACCTGGGGCAGGTCGCGGACAGGGAGATGCGCAAGGCCGCGGGCGACCTGACGGCCATGGGCCACGCCCGGGCGGTCGAGCTGGCCGCCCAGAGGCTGCGCACCCGCCGGCAGATGTTCCTCGACGGCCTGTCGGTGCAGCAGGTCAACGACGGCACCTGGTTCATCCAGCTCGAAGCCAAGGCGCGCTGGATCGACGACGGCCTGCCGGCGCACTCGATGCTGGACGACCTGCTCAAGAGCCCCAAGGCGCGGGTCTCCAAGGACGGTACCCGGTACCTGGTCGTGCCCTTCCGGCACGGGCCCGGGGCGGGCAGCACGGTGACCCCGGCCCAGGCCTCCCTGGTGAACACCATCAAGTCGGAGATGAAGCGGAGGGGCATCCCCTTCGGCAAGATCGAGCGGGACGCCGCCGGCCGGGCCCTGACCGGCCGGCTGCACAAGTTCTCGATCGACGACCGCCCCATCAAGACCGGGGTCGGCCCCGGGCAGGGCTGGGGCCCGGTGGGGGACGTAAAGCAGGGCCCCAACGAGCGCCAGGCCCGCGGGGGCGGGCCGGGGGGCGGGGGCATCCCCTTCCTGCGGGGGGTGGGGGTCTACCAGCGGCAGGCGGGCGCCGGGGTGCGTCGCGACATCATGACGTTCCGGGTGGCCTCGGAGAAGCACCGCGGTCAGGGCCGCTGGGAGCACCCGGGCCTGGAGGGGGCGCACATCCTGGAGGACGTGGCCGACTGGGTCATGGAGACCTTCGAGCGCGAGGTCGCCCCCGCCCTGCTGGAGCGGATCTCGTCATCGATCTAAGCGCCCGTACCTCCCTCTTCTCCTGGACCAGGACCCCCTGGAGGTAGCCTTCCTCCAGGCCGCGCCTCCTCGCCCGGGCCTCCAGGGCCACCATGCACGCCGCCAGCGCCATCGCCCCCAGCCAGGCGTCTAGGCTAGACTCCGAGGAGAAGCCGAGCGCCGCGCACGCGAGCCCGCTGCAGTACAGGAGGGCCGTGTAGGCCGAGGACGCGGCGGCCCTGAGCAACTTCCTTGACCTTGTCAATCATCATCGTCTTCCTCTCCTCCGTTTACCATGCCCCTGACCGTGGCCACCACGTCGTGCATGTCCAGGACGCTGACCTGGTCCCACGGGTACCGGGCGTTGAAGTCGGCCTCGGCCTCCTTCAGCACCTCGATTATCCTCCGGGCGGTCTTGATCGTCCAGTCCGGCCGGTACCCCTCGGGCGTCTTGCCGGCGGCGATGGTCTTCTGGACGGCCCGCCGCATCTTCATCCCGAAGCGCAGGCGGATGCTCATGTCCTCCACGAACCTGCGGATGACGCGTCCGGCCGCCGCCACCTCTTCCGGGTCCGTGACCATGTAGGGTAATCTTATCACACGAGGCTTAAGTGGCGGAAGCTACCGGGATCTTCCAGAGTGATGTTGTAGTGCGCGGCGCCCTGGTCGAGGGCCTGCGGGAGCTGCGCCGGGAGCCGTGGCTGCTCGACTACGCCTTCGCCAGCCTCCGCGAGGACGAGCTGACCAAGGGCAGCTACGGGCAGCGCGAGATCGACCGGGCCAAGGAGTGGTTCCAGCGCACCGAGATCAAGGTGGTCATGGCCACCTCGCTGTACGCCGGCCCCGTCCTGCCCTGCGTCAGCATCGGCCTGATGGAGTCGGTGGAGATCGCCAACACGCTCGGGGACGTCCACCACGACACCTCGGAGCCGGACGACACCCAGTGGCCCGCCCTGGCCGGCCCCTTCGACCCGGACTCCTACGACCCGGCCACCGGCGCGGTCGTCCTGCCTGCCTCGGTCACGCTGGTGGTGGTGCCGGGCATGGTCCTGGTTGACCGAGAGGGGCGGCAGCACGAGGTCCTGGAGGTGGACGGGCAGACCGTCACCATCGCCGCCGGCACGGTGGCGGACCTGCGCGGCTCGACCATCAGGGGCGCCCGGCCCTCCCGGCAGGCGGCCCTGGAGTCGGCCCAGTTCCGGGAGACCTACCAGATCGGGTGCTTCGTGGGCGGGGAGGTGGTCCACCTGACCTACCTGCACAGCCTCGTGGTGTTCGTCCTGATGCGCCGCCGCCAGGACCTCCTGGAGGCGCGCGGCTTCCAGGCCTCCCAGGTCTCCAGCGCCCCCGCCCAGCGTCTGGACCTCATGGAGAGCGACGTCGCCTACGCCCGGTACCTGAACCTGACCGGGACGGCGATGAGCGTGTGGCCGAAGGCGGTGGCCGGGCGCCTGTACTCGGTCGGGACACAGGTAGGGGTGGCTAGACCTGGTGTTCCGGGTGAGCCTTTTGTATCGGCAGATTCTACCCCCGAAGACGAAGCGTGGTTGGCTTCCGATGCTCTTGTCGCAAAAAACATCATCTAAGTTCTTCGTTTACGCCCTAATTGATCCACGGACGTGAGAGATGCGTTACGTTGGAAAGTCGTGTCAGGGATGGAAGAGGATCTCAGCCCATTTTTCCGTACATTCTCTTAGAAAGAAGAGCTACAAAAATAGCTGGTTCAGGGGTCGAAGCCTGAGGTGGAGGTTTTGGAGGAAGGCTTCTCCTCTCCTGCCGAGACCGCCGAGGCGGAGAGATTTTGGATTTCGTACTGGAGATATGTGGGGGCGCGCCTGACCAATATGAGCGATGGCGGAGAAGGTGAACCCGGACGCATTGTGTCACCAGCGACCAGGCGTCTCTTGTCTCTCAAGGGGTGTAGGCCGTGCCACCCGCACGCCTACCCGGCCACCAGCGCCACCTGGGCCCCGGCGTGCTCACCTCGATGTCGGCGCTGTCGCGCCTGCGCAAGGACGAGTTCGGGGGCGGCAAGGCCCACGCCACCAACGAGCAGGCCTCGGTGGCGGGCAGCTCGAAGGAGTACGGACGGTTCGCGGCCCCCTACGGTCGGGTGGAGCCCGGGTCGAGGCCGAGCCTCAAGTTCTACCACGGCCTGGAGCACAAGGGGCCGGAGGTGGAGCGCCTGCTGGCCCACCACGGCTACCAGGCCTACTACGCCGGGGGGAAGCACGGCCGGGCCGACCTGGCCAACAAGAACTACGACACCAAGCACCTCATGATCTGGGACCCCGAGGAGGGCTCGGGCGGGGACTTAGGGCACCGGGCCTACACGGACGCCTGGCGCAAGACGCACGAGCTGGCCCACGCCCTCACCTACCCCGAGGTCAACCAGGTCTACGGGGAGGGCCGGCGCATGGGCGGCCTGGGCCGGCAGAGGACCCAGAGGGAGGCCATGCGGGCCGTCCACTGGGAGCACCTGGCGGCGCACAAGCAGCGCGAGCTGCTGGCGTCGATCGGAGTGCACGCCTCGGACCAGGACTTCAACCGCGAGTATAACACGGTGCTCCACGACGCCGTCCACAGGGCGGTTACGGGCAGGCTCAGCGAGCCGGGGGACGAGGGGTTCCAGCCCCACGCCCACCAGGTCCCCCTGGAGGTCGCCCTCGGGGCGGTGCGGAACTCGGCGGCGGAGATGGGGCTGAGGGGCGAGCACGACCTGCTGCGGCAGAAAAAGGGATAGAGGGATGGACGGAGCGGTGAGGATAGAACTGCCGCCCCCTGCCGGGGGCGGTCGGAGCCGAGATCGTGTCGCAGGACCTGCTGCCGATCGGGCCGTGCCTGGCCTGCATGGGCTCGACGTGCGGGCGGTGCCCTCGGCACATGGCGGGGTGGGTGACCTTCACGCCCCTTGGTCCCCAGGTGGAGGCTAGGGGCTGGATCTGCCCAGCGTGCGGCGGGGGGGTGGCGCCCCACGTCGATCGATGTCCGTGCCTTCCGCTGACTTCTCTGGGCCCTCAACCCAGATAGTCTGCTGCCGACCTCATCGTCATGGGGTTGTCGCGGAACATGCCCAGGCCTGTGTTGCAGTTATGGCACAGGAGCCCGCGTACCTTGCCGGAAAGATGGCAGTGATCGACCACGAGGGCTTTCGTCGAACTGGAACCCTTGCATATTTTGCAGACCCCGCCCTGCTCTTGCTTCATCCGCTCGTAGTCGTCGAGAGATAGGTTGTACAGCTTGCGCAGCATCCAGCCTCGGTATCGATCCCTGTGTTGTTCGTCAGACACCGCGTCGGAGCAGGTAGTGCACTCGTCTCTTCGGTAAAACTCGTCCTTCGGCTTGGTTTTTCTGCACGTGACGCACTGCTTAAGACGGACCTCTTCCTTCCTTTTTCGTTTTTTCTCCAGGATGGCCATGTACGTCTCGGTGCGTCTATCCAGGGACTTCTCACAGGAGAGACATATGGCCCTGTGGGGGTAGAACTCGGTGCGGCTTTGGACTCTCCTGCAGGAGCGACAGTATTTCAACCCGCATCTCTTCAAGCATTTACCGCACTTGTCGTCGTACGTCGGCCCAGGCTCGTTGCAGGTAACGCAGACGGTCCCGTACTTGTACAGCCTTTTCTGGGTCCGGACGGTTGTGCGGCATGACTTGCAAACGTACACCACCGGCCTTCTTGCTCGGCTAGAGGGGTTTTCATGAAAGTCGGCCCTCGGCTTCGTCTGGAGGCAGCGGGTGCAGCGGAACTGTTCGATCATGTCCTCCAGATTGTCGCGCGGTCTTGTAAGGGTCGTCGCGCCATCGTGTAGTTTTTCCGACCGATTTGTTGTCAACCCTCGGACAATCTTCATGCCCGAAGCGGGGGAGACCAATCCGGATGAGTGAGCCAGCAGCTACGCGGTCCTTTGACGGGGTGAGGAAGGGTCTTGCGAGCGCCCTGAAGAAGGCCCTTGAAGACCACGAGGCGCACCTCAGGGAGCTGTCGGCCGCCGAGGAGCTGGCCAAGGCCGAGCTGGAGAAGAAGGCGCCCCCCGGCTTCAGCGAGGCCAGGATGCACGAGCTGAAGGCGCAGTACCCGGGTGAGCCCGAGAAGGCCTTCGCCGCCGCCTGGAAGATCCACAAGGACTCGATGAAGAAGAACGCCGCCATGGGCTACGGTGTGCAGTCCACGCCGACGGGACCTGCCGCCACCCCGATGGCCATGGCCGAGGACGACAAGCACGCCAAGATCAAGGCCCGGGCCGCGCTCGACGGGGACGGGTTTCGACGCAGGATGGCCGGATCGTCGCCGGCCCACGTGACGGTACATCCGTCCAACCACGTGATCAACAACCACTATTCGATGTCTCGCGACCACGGACACCTCGGGGACCACCACGATGACGAGACCCGGCGCGTGTACGCGGAGCACTTTCGCATGGCGGCCGCCGGCTCCAAGGTCTCGAAGTCCGAGGACGACGACCTCGCCGCCGGCCCCTCGTGCCCGACCTGCTCGGGCCCCGGCATGCTGCTGGGCAACCTCGGGTCGAAGGAGCACTTCCGCTGCCGGAACTGCGGCATGGGCTGGTCCCACACATCCCCGCCGGACGACGTGGTCTCGAAGCTGATGGAGCGGGAGCCCACGGTCCTCCATCCGTCGGACAGGGGCCCGAAGAAGATGGCGAAGGCATGGAGGGCCGCCGGCCCCCGCCCGAAGACCGGCTCCCTGGCCGCCGACCCGGCGCCCGCCACCGAGTTCGACAAGGAGCCCCGCAAGGAGCTGGGGACGACGAAGATCCCACCCGAGGTGAAGAAACCGACCGCCAAGGCCGAGGGCAAGCCGGACCCGGACATGACCCACCTGGTCACCGCGATGAACACCAAGCGCCCCAAGCTGCCGGGCATGACCGCCCCCAAGGGCTCGATCGCGCACGTGAACCAGGAGCTGGGCAACTTCCGCTCCATCGCTTCGAGCCCGACCAAGATGCCCCACGGGGGACACCTGGCCCGCAAGGAGCTGGGCGACAGGGTGCTGGGTAAGTTCGAGAGATGCTCGGTGTGTCGCAAGGCGGAGCACTCGGGCGCCTGCTAGTTCAGGAAGCAATCTAAGAGGAGAGAACAGATGGCACTTTCATTCCCCACCGACGCGGGCGTCCTGATCATCCCGGGCGCCTACGCCCAGACCAAGGTCGAGCGCAGCTCGGCCGGCCTCTCGACCGTCGGCGTCCTCGCCGTGATCGGCGAGGCCGACCAGGGCCCGGACTTCACCAAGGAGGAGGACCTCCAGGAGAACGCGTTCGGCCCCGACCAGCTCGCCGAGATCGTCGCGAAGTACGGCTCGGGCCCGCTCGTTGACGCGTGCCGCGAGGCGATGGCCGCCGCGAACGACCCCGACATCCAGGGCGCGTTCCAGCGCATCGTCCTGGTCAAGACCAACGTGTCGGCCGCGGCCTCCTCGTCCCTCACCAACTGGGGCGGGGACTCCATGGACCTGGTCGCCCGCATGCCGGGCAAGCCGGGCAACCTGATCTCGCGCACCGTCGAGGCGGTCACCGAGGAGGACCCCCCGACCTCGGGCCCCTTCACCTTCGCTCCCCCGACGGTCGCCACCGACATCAGCATCCGCCTGACCGGCTCCTCGTCGCTGCTCTACAGCATCGCGGCCGACGAGATGCCCGACACCTTCGTGGCCGGCGTCGGCGCCCTCGCGGGCGTCGCGGCCACCGGCGGCGTCAACCGCGGCATCATCACGGTCGTGGCCGGCACCCTGGCCCTGGCGGTGGTGAGCGGCTTCGACGTCACGGTCACCAAGTCCACGGCGTGGACCACCACCCCGTCGGTCGGCGACCTGATGTACATCCCGACCGGGTCGGTCATCGAGGGCGGCTCCAGCCAGAACGCCGGCTCGTACGTCGTCACGGCGGCGACCAGCACGGTCATCAGCGCGACCAAGCTCCTCGACGCCGACGGCGCGGTGGGCAACGAGAAGACCGCCCCGGTGGCGGTGGGCGCGGTGGCCATCACCTCGACCACGGCCGACCTCGTGGCTTACTCCCCGGTCACGATCACGAACGACGAGAGCCCGACCCCGTACGACGGCGTCGGCAAGAGCATGGAGGTCAACGAGCTGACCACGGCCACCGGCCGGTTCACCTACAACGCCTACGCCCTCACCGACGAGCCCGTGGACTGGATCTCGACCGCGGCGGCCCCGACGGTCATCTACTCCGCCTCGGAGTACGTGCCGATGCTGACGGTCTCCCGCCAGCTCGACTCGATCACGGAGGAGCTGACGGCGGGCGGCCCGGTCGTCCTGCGCCTCGGATACGAGGGCACCGACGGCACCGTGGTCATCGCCGACGGCGTCATGACTATCACGGTGGTCGGGGGCGCCGGCTCCAGCCCCGACCCCATCACCCTGGCCGACTTCGGCACGATCGCCGACCTGGCCGCCTATCTCAGCACCCTGACCGGGTTCACGGCGTCCGCCGGGACCGCGGTCCTCGGACAGCAGCCGGCCACCTCGCTCGACGAGACGGCGGGCACCGGCATCGGCACCACGTACGGCGCCAAGACCGGCGGCATCAAGCAGGACGCCTACCGCTTCTTCAAGCGGGTCCAGGAGTCGGTGCTGGTGCAGCTCAACGACCCCGAGGCCCAGGAGGCCGCGGGAGTCCCGCAGCCGGCCGCCGCGGCCTTCCTCTCGGGCGGCACCCGCGGGGCCACGGCCGACGCCGACGTCCTGGCGGCCTGCGTCGCCCTGGAGGCGGTGAGGCTCAACTTCGTCGTCCCCCTGTTCAGCAACGACGCGGCGGACGACGTCGCGGACGGCCTGACGGACTCGGGCTCGACCTACACCATCGACGGCGTCAACGCCAACGTCAAGAGCCACGTGCTCTCGATGTCCACGCTGAAGAAGCGCCGCAACCGGCAGGCCTTCCTGTCGCACCGGGGCGACTTCGACAGCGACAAGGAGGCGGCGTCCAACGTCGCCAGCTTCCGCTGCTCGATGACGTTCCAGGACGCCCGCACGCCGAACTCGGTGGGCACGGTGGTCCAGCAGCGGCCCTGGATGTTCGCGGTCAAGGCCGCGGCCATGCAGGCGGCGGGCTTCTACCGCAGCATCATGCGGAAGGGCATCAACGTCTCGGGCGCGGTGCACGCGGACGGGTCGTTCAACCCCAACAGCGACAGCGCGGTCGAGGACGCCCTCCTCTCGGGCCTGCTCCCGGTCCGCAAGGACGAGGGCGGCGGCTTCGTGTGGGTGTCCGACCAGACCACCTACGGCAAGGACGACAACTTCGTCTTCAACAGCGTGCAGGCGGTCTACGGGGCCGACACGGTCGCCCTCACGGCGGCCACCCGGATGGAGAAGGCGATCGTCGGCCAGTCGGTGGCGGACGTCGGCGCCTCGGTCGGCCTCACGGTCCTGGAGGGCATCTTCGAGGACCTGCGCCGGCTGAAGCTCATCGCGGCCTCGGACGACGCCCCGAAGGGCTTCCGGAACGCCAAGATCCAGGTGCGGGGCAACACCATGATCGTGCAGGCCGAGGTGAAGCTGGCCACGGCCATCGCGTTCGTGCCCATCACGTTCCAGATCACCCAGGTCCAGCAGAGCGCGTAAGAGCGGAGAGGTAACGCAACATGGCAGCCCCCAAGGTAGTCTCAGGCGCCCGCGCGAAGGTCGCCATCGTCGATCCCGCCACGGGCAAGGCGAACGTCATCGGCATCTTCAACAACGTGTCGTACTCCCTGCAGTACGGCACGCAGGCGGTCTACATCCTGGGGCGGTACTCGCCCTCGGAGATCGACTACACCCACATGGAGCCCGTCCAGCTCACCCTGGGCGCCTGGCGCTCGGTGGGGCACGGGCCGCACCAGGACGGCAAGGTGCCGAACCTGGTGGACCTGCTCACCCACGAGTACCTGGAGATGGCCGTCATCGACCGCCAGCTTGAGGCCGGCGGGGGCGACGGGCGCATCGCGAAGATCCGCAAGATCCGCCCGACCGGCTACAGCACGACGCTCAGCGCCAGGCAGCTCACCGAGTACACGATCACGGCCGTCGGAATCCTGATCGACGACGAAAACACGACGAACGCGGAGCACCCGACCAGCACCGACCTCCCGTAACCTTCCAAGCAGAACTTGGCGCCCCTAAGGCGCACGGAGCCGCCCCCGACCAGGAGTCCCGGGCGGCTCTTTTTTATCCCGGGCCCGACGGCCTAGCTGTTCCTGGCGATGACGTGCTCCAGCCCCATGAGGCGCTGCTGGGCCGTCCCGATGGCGTCCAGCCGCCCCTGCTGCCGGGCCAGCAGCCTGCCGTAGTGGCGCGGCCCCTGCCGGTGCAGCCCCCTCTCCAGCTTGGCCCGACTCTTGGCCACCTGCGCCCGGAGCTGCTCCACCAGGCGCTTGGCGTCCTCCAGCTCGGCCGGCGACAGGGACGGCACCTTCCGGGCCCTCTCCTCCTCCGCGGTCCTGACGATGCTCATGGTCGGTCCTCCTCTTGCGTGAGCAGGTAGTCGCCGCGGAGCCGTCGGCCCAGGTCGTACATGTCCTGGAGGGCGGGAAGAGCGTCCCCCGATTTGCTCCATGCCGCGTACCTGCTCTCCAGCTCCTGGGCCTCGCGGTACGTGATCCCGATGGAGGCCGCCGCCTCCACGCAGTAGCCCTGCAGGGGGTCGCTCGCCCCTCTTTCCCCGTCTGCGCGGCGCTTGCCGTCCCCCACGAGGCACAGGCAGAGCAGGCAGGCGCCGCCCCGTCCGTCGAACGTGTTGTTCCCGTAGATGGGGTAGGCTCCCTCGCGCTCGATGGCCCGATGGACCAGCTCGCGGACCCTCTTGATGTTCGCCATGGGGGCTACTCTGCCCCGGCCGCGCCTGCGTGTCAAGTCGTGCTAGCATGGGAGGATGAGGGTGCTGGTGTGCGGCGGGAGGCGGTACGCGGACGAGCCGGCCATGGAGCGCGTCCTGGACGCCGTGTGCCACTCCCGGTCCACGGTGCCGTACGTGATCGTGCACGGGGCCGCCGTGGGGGCGGACCAGATGGCCGGCTCCTGGGCCAGGTCGCGGGGCGTCGCCGAGGCGGCCTTCCCGGCCGACTGGGGCAGGGACGGGCGGGCCGCCGGACCGATCCGGAACCAGCGCATGCTGGACGAGGGCCGGCCCGACCTGGTGGTGGCCTTCCCCGGCGGGCGCGGCACGGCCGACATGGTGCGCCGGGCCAGGGCGGCCGGGGTGGCGGTCGTCCTGGCGGCCTAGGCCGCGTGCACCGGCACCCTGGCCCGGGTGCCGTCCTCGAACCGGACGGCCAGCAGCCCGCGGGAGACGACGGCCACCTCCGCTATGGGCCGGAAGCCCTCCGCCCAGCCCTCGGGCAGCGAGTCCGGGTCCTCGAAGCTCTCCCGCGGGAGGCGGATCCGGTCCCCCCTCCTCAGCATCGGGTACGTCATCCGATCTCGATGCGGCGCGTCTTGGACCCGCCCAGGCGCGGCACCCGGACGGTCAGCAGGCCGTCTCGCAGGGAGGCGGTCGCCCCCTCGTGGTCGAATCCGCGCACGTCCCACCGCATCTGGCGGTCCCCGCCCCTGCCCGCGTAGGCCAGGGTCAGGATCCCGTCCGAGACGGCCAGGGCGCACGAAGCCCGGGGCACCCCCGGCAGCTCGACCTCGATGACCGCATCGCCGTCCCGGTCCTCGTACCGGCAGTGGTCGTCCCGCAGCAGGCCGTCGAATATGCTCCCGTACATGAAGGGGCTCTTGGTTCTGTCCATGCCGGTATCGTAAACACCAGCCCCCTCGGTGTCAATCTTCCCCTCGGTACCTCAACATGAGGCGCGAGGCCACGGAGCAACCGACCCCGGAGGGGGCACGAGGAGAGGGGGCCAACGTTACGGCCGGCCCCGGGGGGATCAAGACGGTCCCTACAGACGCGCTGAGAGGTTTGCTGCGGCCGACCGCCCGGGAGCCAGGCTAGTGGCGGACGACGCCCACGAGAGCCGCCTCCAGAGGCTGGAGGCCGACCTGCCCGAGCTGGCGGCCGCCGTGGCGCGCCAGGAGGCCCAGGCGGAGAGCCTGGGCAGGCGGGTGGACGAGGGCTTCGACCGGCTGCAGGCCCGGGTGGAGGAGCTTATCTCCCCGGTGGCCAGGGAGCTGGCCCGCCTCACCGACCCCGAGGAGGGGCTATACCTGCGGGTGGGGAGGGTGGAGGAGGCCCAGCAGGCCGCCGCCCAGCGCCGCAGGGGCCGCAGGAAGGCGGCCATCGGCCTCGGCATAGGCGCCGCGGCGGTGGCGGTCTCCGAGGCCGTGAAGGCGCTCTGGCTCAGGGTCGTGGGGGGGTAGGGATGAAGCTGATCAGGCGGGCGTGGCAGACGGTCCAGGTGACTTACCTCATCGCCAGGTTCATGCTGGAGGACGCCCTTGAGTCGCTCAGGCGCCGCCGGCCACGTTAGCCACCGCATCCTGGACGACGGGGGCGCCCGGTCCAGGAAGCTGTGGCTCGGGGTCTTCGTGATGCTGCTGGCCGTGACCGCCGCCTTCTGGGTGCCGGAGGCCGCCTTCGCCGAGCTGTGCTTCCTGCTGCTCGGGGTGTACGGCGTCTTCTGCGGCGGGAACGTCGCCGGCAAGTTCGCCGGAGCCATGGCCGCCAGGAGGGCGCCCCCAGCGCCGGAGCCCCCGCTCTACGAGGGCGAGGAGCCGGTCAGGCCCGGGGAGTAGCGGCCGGTGGCCGGCCGGTGGTAGGATGGGGAAACGAAGACGCACCGAGCCGGAGGAGGAGAGCATGGAGGAGAGCATGAAGCCGAGGCGCGGGTCCCTGATTAGGAGGCTGGCGCTGCTGGCCGCCCTCCTGCTGGCCGGGCTGTACGCCGGCCACGTGGCGGGCAGGTTCAGGGCGGGGTGGCGGATGCCCATCCCGGAGGAGCTGGCGGCCCCCCGGGCCTGCGGCCCGTCTAGCTGCGCGCCCAGGCCCGCCCGCCCCGACGCCGCCCCGGCCGCCGGCCAGGACGAGGAGCCCGGGGAGGGGGCCCAGGCCCCCGCCGGCCCGGGCCGGTGGAGGCTGGTCGGGCCCATCGACGTGACCGACTTCGCGGCCCTCAGGGGGTGGCTCAAGGAGCACCTCGACGCGGGGCACAAGACCGCCGTCATGGAGATCGACTCCCCGGGCGGCAGCGTCGTCCTGGCCCACCAGATGGTCAAGGCCCTGGAGGCGGCGGCCGAGCGCGGCCTGCGGGTGACGTGCGTGGTGGACGGCCTGGGGCTCAGCTCCGCCTTCGCCATCCTTCAGAGCTGCCCGGAGAGGTGGGCTACGAGGCGCTCGTACCTGATGGCGCACAGCCCCTACCAGCCGGAGGCCGAGGTCCGGCTGGAGACCCTGGACAACCAAAGAAGCGCCCTTGAGGTCGTCGTTCGTGCGTTTGCCGAGCAGTGCGCCGGCAGGCTGAAGGTGACCATGGACGAGTATCTGAGGAGGACGACCGGGGGCCACCAGTGGTGGATGGACTGGCGGGAGGCGCTTAGGTCCGGGGCGGTGGACGGCGTAGTTGGCTCGGTCATGGAGATAGATCAAGGGAGGCAGTCTACTCCATGACATGGGCTATGCGCGCGGTTCCGGCGGAGTAAGGGGCTAGTGGCCAAGGCCCGGGCGTACAGGTTGAGGTGGGGGTTCTCCTCGCCCGGGTGGCCCCGCTCCTTGCGGAAGCGGTCCCCGGCCAGCCCGCAGCCGGCGCACGCCGCGCCGCGGAGCAGGAAGGTGCGCAGGCGGTAGCCGGCCAGGCTCACGGACTCGCCGTCCAAGCGCGACGCGGGCCAGGCCGGCGCGCATGTGGCCGAAGACCGGCTCGGGCGGGTAGCTGGCGACGCTGACGGACCTCACGGCCGCCAGGGCCCCGCGAGGTTGCGGCGGAGGTTCATGATGCCTTAGCTCCCGTCTCCGTTGCCGAGGTAGCGGTTCATGGCGTCTTGGTGCTTCTGTGCTCGGGCATAGTGGCGTTCCGCCTTTTCATCCTCGCCGCGTTCTGAAGCTAGGTTGCCGAGGTGCAGCCAATGAGCGGCCATTTGTTCTGCCTCTTGAGCCTTTTGCGAGTTCTTGTGGGTTGTCGCTTGCTTTGTGTTGCTCATGTTTGTATCTTGGGGCATGGCGGTTTTGGTGTCAACGAAAAAGAACCAAGGACCCTCAGCCGCCCGCCCCCGTCCGAACCCGAGCCGGTAGGCGGCCCGCGCCACGGTCATGGCGAGGTCGTGGGTGTCGCCCGAGCCCGTGCGCAGGTCGCGCTCCCAGGCCCTGATGACCAGCTTCCGGAGTTCCTCGCGGTGGGTCACGGCCCGCTCGGCGGGCGGGCCCCGCAGATCCGGCACGTCTTGCCGTCCCGAGATAGGTGCAGGCAATTGCCCCCTCGACGATCGAACGCCCCGAGACGGCCCTCCAGGACGAAGCCGCGGAACTCCAGAGTCACGGCGAACGGACCCACGGCCAGGCCGAACCCTCGTTCGAGCACGGCGAACGTGAACTGCCAGTAGAGCGGGGTCAGCTGGAGCTTCAGGCTGGGGGTCAGCCACCCGACGGCCGCCTGGAGGGCCTCCTGCCGCCCGGTCAGCCACGTCGACACCTCCTTGCTCCTGCCTCGGGCCGGGGTCAGGTCGAAGGCCTCGTCGCCTGCCACCGCCCCGTACACGATCGTGCTCTTGAACGCGGCCATGGGGTCGGGGTCGCCCGGCTGGCGCCGCCCGGCCCACCGGCTCTCCCCGGTGAGTATCTCCCACCAGTAGAGCCCGTTGGCCAGGTAGTGCATGGGCTCGCCCGGCCAGGCAGTCAGGTGCCACCGCACCAGGGGCGCCAGGTGGGGGAAGACTCGCACGATCTTCCCGTGCATGGCCCCTCCGCCCGCCTCGTGCCAGTTTCCGCGGGCGTCCGCCTCGTCTAGGTCCGCCACCACGAAGAGATAGGGCGGCTGGCCCTCGAACTTGCGGAGCCCGTAGCGGGCCGTCAGGCGGTACCGCCGCCCGGCCTCCCCGTACTCGGCTGTCTCGGTTCGTTCCTGGATGGTATCTTTTGCCATGCCCCCATTATGAGGCAGGGCGGTTATGATGTCAACGAAAAAGAACGTCCTCGCCAGCGGCGGCCGCCCGGCGCAGGCCGGCAGCGAACCTCTCCGTCGGCGGCCTCATCTCGTCGTAGGTCCCGCGCGGAGGCATGCACCGCCTTACCAGCTCTTCCAGCGCGTCCGCCAGCGGGCCGCACACGGCGGCCGGGATAGACCCGTCGCAGTCGGAGTGCGCCATCAGGACGTTGATCGGGACGGTCTGGTCGTCGTACTGGCCGCCGTTCAACGCCGCCTCCCAGGCCTCTCTGGTGGCCCCCATGAACCTGAACTCACGCGCCCTCGGATCCGCGTTCTCGCGGGTGATCATCACGAAGTGGTTCAGCCACTGACGCCACCTCATGAACTGGGAGTACGGCCCGTGCCAGCAGTCGTGCGATACGTCGAGACCCATGGTCCCCTACCTTACCAGCTCCGACGCGCCCTCGACAAGCTCGACCACCCGGTCCCTGGCCGCCTCGTAGCCGAGCACGTGGCACGCCACCGCCACGGGGGTGGCCACGACGGCCAGGCCCACCACGGCGACCTTGAGCAGGAGCCTCACCCCTCGGCCCTCGCCTCCAGGTCCTCCCTGGTCCACCCCTCCAGCTCCCGGCAGGGGACGTCTTCCACCACCCTGCGCCAGCGCTCCAGGTCGCCCCAAGGCCCTCTCCACGTCGCTCCCGCGCCACAGGGTGACGGGGAGCTGGACCCCGGCCATGAGGGCGGCCCGGTGCCGGTGGGTGCCCGACAGGAGCTGGACGCGCCCGTCCCTCACGTAGCCCACCAGGGCCGGGTATTCGCGGTCGAAGCCGCCGTCGAACCTGAAGTTCGTGCACAGCGCCTCGACCTTCTCCCGGTCGTGTCGCGACCCCATGTCGAGCCCGTGGGGCGGGTCCAGGTCCCGGGCGTCCATCCACACCACGACGCCCGGCATCAGAACACGTCCCCGTTCTCGTCCCGCTTGGCGTCCTCGTAGGGGGCGGCCACCCGGCGGTAGAACTCCAGGACCATGGTCTGGAGCACGCCCACCACCATGGTGATGCTGCTGTACCTCCACTGCACCCCGGCCATGGCCGCCGACCTGAGAATCGTCCTGGAGAGGGCGTAGTTGACGGCCCCGGGGTCCAGGCCCTCGTTGGACAGCGCCAGGGCCAGCGCCTCGACGGCGCCGTCCAGCCTGGCGCGGACCTCGGGCTTGACGTACGGCATGACTCACCCCCCTTCCTTTCTTTCGGCCGGGCCGGCGGGAGTCGAACCCGCCTGCGGCGCCTGGCGCCTGGCCCGGGGGCGCGCCCCTAGCGCGTCGGGACCTCTTGATGCACCCCGTTACCCTGGCGTACCCCCTCCTCGACCTCGAAGCGGGTGCCGATGCTCTGGGCGAGGCGCCCCTCGATCTCGCCGACCCGCCCCTCCAGCCGGAGCAGGACGTCGGCCAGCCTCTGGGCGAGGGCCGTGTTGCTCTCGATCGAGCGCTGGTGCGCCCGGTGCGTCTGGATGACCACCGCCCTGAGGTCGTCGTCGGCGGAGGGCGTGGTCGTCGGGGCCCGCTGGGCCGGCCGCTCCGGCGTCGCCGCCGCGGCCGGAGCCCGCTCTTCGTCGAAGGAGAAGGGCGTCAGGTCGCCGAGGTCTCGCTGCTTGCCGAACTTGGTCAGCCTGGCGCTCCTGGCGCGCCCCCTGGCCACGTTGAGCAGGTGGTCGGGGCGGAAGGAGAAGTAGAAGGCCCGGGCGCTTCCGCTGTACGTCCCGAGGCGCATGCGGCCCAGGGCCACGAAGGCCTGGATCACCTCCTCCGTCGTGCGGCCGGTGAACGTGGCCGCCGTCCGGGCGCGGATGCGCTCGCGGCACAGGGCCAGCCCGGCGTAGTGGCCCAGGAGGGCCCGAACCGTCGGGTCCGAGGCGTAGCTGTTACGCAGCAGCTCGACGTTTTCCTTGGGGAGTTTCTGCTTCTTGGTCATTTCTTACCTTTCACTTTGGTGTCTTGTCCGAACGCCCGCCCATAGGACCATCTCCGGCCCCGCTTGTCAAGACCCTCACTCCCAGGATGGCCGCCACCTCCTCGGCCTGCTCCAGGTGCTTCCGGCACGGCTTCGAGGAGCAGCACAGGTAGGCGGCCGCCCGCTCCACCCGGTGGCGTGCGGCGGCCTCGGGCGGGAGCCAGTCCGCGCCCTCGACCACCGCGACGAACATCCTGGTCCCCTTGTAGGCGTAGTGGGGGCCCGTGCACGAGTCCTCCTCCCCGACGTGCAGGCTAACGCCGCCGTCGAAGACCAGCTCCAGGGACGGGCCGTGGGCGTCGTGCTCGACCACGTCCGAGATTCGGCGGCCCACCAGCCTCTTGAGGTCCGTCACGGCGTCGCCTCCTTCGTCTCGCCCTTCTCGACCGGCCAGACGCCGGCCCTCACGCTGGTGCGGGCCTCCTCGTAGAGGAGGTGCCCGCCCCACCTCCGGTTGGTGTGGCCCCGGACCCACTTGTAGAAGTGCCGGATGCACCGCCCGCAGTAGAGCACGTCCTCCGAGAAGGCGTGCCCCGTGGCGGGGTGGTACGGGCCCTGGCAGGCGAAGCAGGGGGTGGTCATGGCGACGACCATACGCCCAGGACGTCCCGGGCGTCAACTCTTTCTTGCTCTGGCGGGCGCCTTCCCGGCATGCCGCGCTGCACGTCCACCGACACCTCCCCGGTCCTGGGGCTCCTGCCCTGCACGCGGTCCCCGAGGGCGGCGCGCAGGTTGTGGAGCACCTGGCGGCACCTGATCGTCTCCCGGGGGCCGAGGGCGCCGTCCCTGTCCAGCCGGCGGAGGAGCCACAGCAGGCGCCGGGCCGCCTCCCTCCTCATGACGAAGCACCTCCCCCCGTCGGCGGCCGGCACCAGGCCCGCCTCCCTCCTGGAGGCGTCGTCGCCCAGCCAGCCGGTCCAGGAGGCATGTGGGGACGCGGAGCTTGACGTACCAGCGCATCAGCCCTCCTCTGCGCCCGACACGGCCCACTCGTCCGCCGCCACGGCCCGGGCCAGGAGTATCCCGTTGTGGTCCCAGTGACCGTTTAGGCAGTACACGTAGACGTGGCCGTCGTGGCCGATCCGGTCCTCCACCTCCGCGAGGGTGGCGCCCCCCTTGGTCTTAACGCCGTCCTCGCCCCGGTCGCGGCCGTAGGCCACCGTGACCCCGCTCTGCGGCGCGTCGAAGCTGTGGGGGCGGGAGCCGTCCGGCTCGACCCGCTCCTCCAGGTACGAGAGGTCGCCCAGGGCCACCAGGCGCCGGACCTTGTCGCGGTCCTGGTAGTGGTCCAGCAGGGTCCTCCCCACCCCGGCGGGGTAGCCGTCGGAGTGGCAGTAGACCCCCTCGAAGCCGTCCTCGGTCTGGATGATGATGGCGCTGCGCGTGGACATGTCGGACCTCCTGTTGGTTGGTGGCTCGACTATGCGCGCCTGGCGCTTTCCGATGTCAACGAAAATCAGCGTAAGGGTAAGGGGGCGTCAGGAGGGGCGCCGGGCCCGCCGGCCCGCCTCCCGGCCGCGCTCCTTGCGGCACCTCCTGCAGGCCTGGATGTAGAGCACGACCCGGTGCCCGTACCTCCTCTCGGCGTCGGCCCACTCGTGCTCCCGCCCGACCACCCCGCGGCACCACCTCTTGGTGTCCTTGCTCGACCGGTGTCGCGGCTCCTCCCGCTCCCGCTCTGCGGCGCGCTTGGCCCCCGACCTGGACAGCCGGTAGGCGTCCTCGGGCCAGACCCGCTTGTAGCCGCCGTGGGGGTGCACCCTAGCCGCCCTTGGAGTCGTCCAGAGCCTCGTTCACCTGGCGGCGGTACTCGTCCGTCGCGGGGCGCCCGCAAACGCACGATGTCATTGGGGATGGCTCGTGGCCGGAGGTCTTCGGGTGGGGTTCCATCTGATCCCCGCACTCGCACGTGCTTGGGTCGGTCTCCCCGGAGTCGTGTATCGCCCCGTAATAGACCCCCTCGGCGAAGTCGTTCGACACTCCGACCTCTTTGGCGAAGTCGGCGCACGCCGTCCGCGTGTGACGAACGGCGCGGTTCACTAGGTAGGCTCCCACGGCACACGCCTGGCACCTGTCAAACCTCACCTTCCAGGGCGCGCCTACGCGGGGGCCGATCGGGAGGGCGTTCCCGTTGAACGTGCCGCCCCCCTGCACGAACCTCAGGATCTCGTGCTCCAGCAGCTCCTCGACCTCGTCCGCCCTCTTCTGGCTGATGCTCATGTCGGCCTCCATAGAGTCAATCATCGCCCCCACGGCCTGTTGCCTACCCCCCGAACGGGACGCGCCGCACCGGCACCCCCGCCTCCCTGAGGGCCTGCTCCATCCGCAGCGCCCCCGTCGGGTTCCAGGAGTGGACGACCACCTCGCCCGGGGCCCGGTCGCGCGGGAGGTGGTCGGCGATGTACGCCGCCACCGCCATCCCGGTCTCGTCCGGGTCGGCCTGCTCCAGGTCGTGGTCCAGGAACACGCAGTCGAACGGCCCCTCCGACGCCAGGGCGTTGACGGCGTCGGCCGCCCGGTAGCAGTGGCGAACCGAGCACCCCTCCCCGCCCACCTGGCGGAAGAGGGCGTCCACGAAGTCGTGTCGCTCCCGGCTGTCGTCGAGGAACAGGACGCGGCGCATCCTAGTTCGCCTTGCCGTCGGCTTTGAACGCCCGGCCCAGCCTGGCCTCGACGGCCGCCTCCCGGAACATGTCCTCGGTGCCGCTGTTCCCGGCCGTGACCCCGGGCGCCACCTCGCGCCCCCGCCCGAGCCGGAGCCTGAGGTAGGCCCAGACGAGCCCCAGGAGGCTACGGTGGTTCTGGAGGATGAGGAGGGTGTCGGCGGTTTGCCCGACGGCCCCCGCGACCACGGTCATGGAGAAGAGCCTGATCCGCCGAGGGGAGGCCATCAGCCCAGGTTCTCCGCGATCCAGAGCCCGAGGAACGCGAGCCCGCCCCCTACCAGGATGCCGAGGAGGGCCGCCGCCCCGCCGTAGGGCGCGCCGACGAAGGGCGCGCCGACGAAGAACCCGGCGGCCGCCCCGGAGGGCACGGCCGCCACCCTGACCACGTACAGGACGGTGTCTCTCATGTCCCTACCCTACGCCGGCCGGCCGGGGCGTGTCAAGGGCCGGCTCCGACGCGGGGCGTCGCCCCTGGGGGTCAATCTTCTCCCCCGTGGGAGACGCGACCCGCTGTGCGTGCTGCGGCATCGACCTCAGGCCCACGTACGCGCAGGCGCTGGGCCTGGACGGCCTGCCGAGGTGCCCGGGCTGCGAGCGGTGCGGGCAGCCGTGCCGGCGGGCCGTCTCCATGCCCTACCGGGCGGCGGTGGCCGCGGCCGGGGCGGCCTGGGGGGCCCAGGGCCACGCCACGGACGTGGTCGAGATGCGGGACGCCGTGGAGGGGGCCCGCCTGGGGCCGGACGGGGGCGGGCGGGTACGCGCCGCGGCCGCCGTCGCCATGGCGGAGTGCCTGCGGTGCCGGGACTGGCTGGCGGTCGGGGTGGGGCCCGACGGGGAGGGCGGGGCCAGGATCCTGGGCCTGCCCATCCCCCGGGGGCGGTGCGGGGAGGGGCCGTCCGCGTGAGGGCCTGGGACGGCTTCCCCTGGGGCCACCTGTTCTGGATCGGCCTGCTGGCCGCCCTGGTGGCCTGGTTCTTCTCGGCGGCGCCCTAGTTCGTGTCCGTCGTCTCCCGGGCCGCCGTCGCCAGAGCGGCGCCGACGTTCACGGCCCCGGGCTCCACGCGCTTGTTCTTCTTCGTCCGGGCCGTGATCTTGCGCGGCGCGAGGCGGATGAGCTGGGCGGCGGGAGGGGCGTCCCGGTAGGAGACCTCGTACGGGTTGCAGGCGTTGGAGGCCATCTCGGCGTCCCCGGCGCACAGCCCCATCTGCCGGAAGAGGTCCCGGAAGTTGGTCTTCCGGCGGCTGCCGAACGTCAGGGACCTGGCGAGGGCGACCACGGCCATGATCTGGCTGGCGGTCCGCTCGGCGAGGGTCTTCAGCTTGATGCTGCTGAGGTACCCCCGACCGAGCTGGTCCAGCATGACCGCCTTGAAGATGTGGGAGGAGTTTCGGAACAGGCGGAAGTTCTTGTCGGTTCGGGGGTACCCGTTCTCGTCGTGGGGCACCAGGGCGAGGACCGCGTTCACGTACGCCTGGTAGAACCGCAGCGCCTCGACCAGGAGTTCCGCGTCCTCGGAGTCGTACGGGACCGCCCCGTCGCTCTCCGCCTGGTTGAGGTACTCCCTGGCCGGGGTGTGGGAGGCCACGTAGTTCGAGAACGTGACCGGCTCCCCCTCGTTCCGGTTCATGGCGACCAGCAGGTCGCCGAGCACCCGGAGCTTGGACTCGTCCAGCTCCACCCCCGCCTTCTCCGTCAGGCGCCGCACCGCGGCGCCGAGGGCGAGGAAGGGGTTCTGGATCTTCTCGCTGTCCACGTGGGGCTTGGACTGGCAGTGGTTGGCGTACACCCGCGCGTGGTCGCTGGGGTCGATGACCTCGATCGAGAGGTTTCGGTCCAGGACCTTCGTGAGGTCGGGGTCCGCCTCGCGGTACTTTTCGAGCATCATCTGGGTGCGGCGGTGCCCGTCGGCCAGGAGGAGCGTGCCGTCGGGCTGCTGGGAGGCGATGATCGTGGCGATCGACGGGACGTCGAACGGGACGTTCTTGAGGTCCTCGATCGCTCGGTTGAACCCGTCGCCCTCTCGGTTGGCGTCCCATGGCTTGATGACATCCTGCTGAACCAGCAGGATGTACTCTCGGATGGAGATGGAGACGGCGACCTGGTGTCCGGGTTGGGTCTTTACGAATTTCCAAGTGGGCTTGCTCATAGCGTGTTCCTTTTGTTGTTGGTTGAAGTGCCAGATTCTCTTATACACAACACGAAACGGTCTTGCAACCCCTTAGGTCGTCGCGATCCGACGAGCCCGCTCTACCAGCTCCGGCGGCCCCCGTAACACCAGGCGGCCGCCGGGCTGGGGCAGCACCACCACGGCCCCGCGGGCCAGGCGCTCGATGGCCCGCTCGGCCTCGGCGTAGCCCCCGGGCCGGACCTCGTAGGCGTACACGCAGCCGCGCAGCGGGTGGTCGCCCCCCGGGGAGTTGAACATCACCCCGAGCTGGTCCGGGCGCTCCATGTTGCGGAGCAGGCCCTGGGTCTCCCCCAGCCATAGGCAGGCGTACGCCCGGCACGAGGCGGGCCTGGTCTCGTACCGCCCGCAGCCCGGGCGCTCCCGGTCCAGGTGGGGGCAGGGCGTCCCCGGGGGCTTGCCCAGCTCGCGCACCTCCATGACGGTGCAGCAGGCGGTGCAGCGGCCGCAGGAGCGGGGCTGGAGGACGGGCAGGCCGGCCACGGCGGCTAGGAGCGCCCGCGCTGGCACTCGGTGGACGCGAATCCGACGTAGGCGGGGCCGCCGCAGCGCGGGCAGGCGTGGGGGGCTTCCTGCCATCCACCCGTCGCGGCGGGAGCCGCCGGGGGCGCGCCGGCCGAGGCGGCCAGGCGGGTCAGCATGGTCCCGACGATCAGCGTCATCAGGACGGCGGCCAGGAATACGGCGGCGCCCCTCATAGGGACTCCGCGTACCGCCGGCAGGCCTCCTCGGCGGCCTCCGGGGTGGCGAACGGGCCGTGCACGTACCCCCACGTCTCGTCGTAGTGGTACCACCCCGGGTCGTGTAGCCGGACCCCTACTCCGGGGTGGTCTCCTTCGCCGGGCAGGAGGACTATCATCTTTATTGCCATGCGTCTAATCTACCCTTCCCTGGTGAGGACACAGGCCTCGATTACCCTTAGCGACGTTACAGTTGTGGCACAAGATTTGAAAATCCTTCGGAAAATTGTGGGTGATGACCCAGTAGTACACGGAGGAATGTCCACCCTTTATCTCTCTTCTGTGCTTGTTCCCCCCGCCGTTGACGTGGTCGAGGGCTAGAAAGGCCTCCTCGGTCTCTCCACAGCAACGACATCTTCGTCCGTAGTGGTCCAGGATCTGATTGCGCAGACGCAAATTCCGTGCACGACTCCTTGCTCGATTCTCCTCTCGATGGGTTTCTGTGTAACGTTTCGCCCACAACTGTCTGTTGGGGTTGGTCTTTACCCTCTCGGCGATGCAGGGTTTGCATGACCCGTAAGTTCGATGGCCTTTGTACTTGCCCTTCTTGTTCAAGTAGAAGGCGTCGAGTGGCTTCTGTTCGTGGCAGACAGTGCACTCCCATAGGTCATTCGGTCCCTTTTCGCAATAGAAAATTTTGCCCATGCAGTTTCAAGATTACTCTCCCGACCCGGTGGTCGTAGCGCTCCTTGACGGGCCGCACCACGAAGCCCTCCCGGACGTGCCCGGGGTAGAGCGTGCTCGGGCCCTCGGCCAGGGCGGCGTGGGCCTCCATGCCCAGCCAGGGCCCGCGGTAGAGGACGGGGGCGCCCTCCACGCCCAGGTTCTGCAGGCAGACGGTCTGCTCGTGGTAGTCGAAGTACCGGCCCGTGGACAGGTCCATGACGTCGAAGCCCCTGAAGGCCAGCTCCTCGACCCCGTACCCCAGGTCCTGCACCCGGCCGTAGACCTCCCCGTACAGGGCGTACCCGTCGTCGAGGCGCCCCTCGACCCCGATCTCCCTGGCCGTTCGCCACCAGATGTCCACCGGGCCGCCCTCGACCGGCGGCTTCTTGAAGCAGTTGTGAGACCCCACCCAGAGCCGGCCGTCGCGCTGCGCCACGCGCATGTTGGCGCCGTGGATCTTCTCGGTGATGACCACCTCCTCGCCCAGCACCAGGACGTCCTGGTAGCGGCGCAGGCCCTCGATGTCGGTGTACCGGGGCAGGAAGCCGGGGTCGGGCTCGTTGTAGGTGTTGACGAGCATGGACTTCATGGGGGGCTCGTAGGGCACGACGCCCATGGCCGCGGTGATGTCCTGCCCCTCGTCGTACCCGAAGCACACGTGGGCCGCCTCGGCCTCCTCCGCGCAGTCCTGGCCAGCCCGGTGGGGCAGGGGCGCCAGCATCCCCATGCTGAAGGTGCCGCGCAGCTTCTTCGCCCTGATGCGGCGGTGGCCCTTGAGGAAGGCCCACTGCTCGGTGTCCGGCACCACGCTGTCCACCGGGACGTAGGCGGCCAGGTCGCCCTCGTTGAACTCGCCCGTGCGGAAGACCACCGGGTAGCCCCCCTCCACGAGCGTGATAGACAGAGTGTCCGCGTTCTCGTGCCTGTGCACGGGGCCGACCCGCACCACCCTGACGCTGCGCTCCTGGCTCATGGAGCTACCCTACCCTCTCTGGGGCCCTCTCGCAAGCCCCGTTCGGCTTGCTCGGCCACGTCGGCCACGTCGAGCGCATGCGCACGCCCCGAACCACCGGCACCGACCCGCCCGGGGGACCGAGGAAGAGGGCAACGCGGCCGCGGCGGTAGGCCGGCCGAGGCATCCGCCCCACCCCGAGGGCGCGGAGCCTCCGGTAGAACTCGGCCTTCCCCAGGTTGGCGTAGGCGAGCCGGCCTGGGCCCCGACCCGTCGATCAGGTGGTAGCGGAGGCCCGGCCCGTCCGGGCTCGGGGACCTGGCCGCCCCCCCACCTGACGAAGGAGCGCCGCGGGCGCGGCGCGGCCGCCGGCATCAGGGGCCGTCCGCCCCGGGGGCCGCGCCCCCCGCCTCGCGGGCGCGCCTCCGCGCCCGGCAGGGGTCGCACCTCCTGAACCCGGTCGGCAGGGGACGGTGCTCGGCGCAGCTAGGGCACACGCCCGCGTCTCGCAGGACCTTCTGCTTCTCCCAGTTGACCGCGGTGTGCTCGGGGTGGGAGATGTTCCAGCGCAGGCTCTTGACCCGGTTCCTGGACTTGTGGAGGGCGCACCTCAGCTCGCCCTCGACCGGGGGGCGCAGGCACGAGATGCAGGCGCCCATGGCGACGCGCTCGCCCACGCGTCGAGCCCACCCGCTCCTGGCCTTCGCCAGGTGCTCGCGGCACGTCTTCTTGCCCGGCGCCGCGAGGTGGTCGCAGCCCTTGCCCTGGCAGAAGCGCATCCCCGTCATTCAACGGCCTCGAAGCTCACGACGCCGCGTCGTAGTAGTCGGCTCGGAGGCGGCGCCCCAGCTCGACGTAGGGGAGCAGCTCGGGGAGGATCTGTTCCTGGGGGATGGGGCCGTTCGGTGCGTAGACGGAGGGCTCCTGCCCGTCGGACCTGATGGCGCCCGTGTTGGCCATGCAGTCCGCCCCCTCGTACCCGTACTCCAGCGCCACGGCCTGGGCCAGGGTCACGCCGAGCCTCTTGGCCGCCTCATCCTGGACGACGCCATCCAGCAGGCGAGCCCGCTCCTTCAGGATCCCGGTGAGGTACGCCGACAGCAGGCACCGGCCGCCGCACCCCCCGAAGTAGGATTGGTCTCCGAAGACCGAAAAGAAGTTCTCCCCGGCGTCCCTCCGCCTCTGGTGCTCCCTCACCCTGTCCTGGTTGGTGCGCAGGTAGCAGCCCCCGCGCTCCAGGGCGGCCTCGACGCCGCGCCGCAGCTCCCTCTCGACCGTCTGTAGCTTGTCCATGAGTCCTCCTCTATCACGCGCGCTACCCGAAGTCCAGGACCTCGCACAGGGCGTTCATGACAGCCGCCTCGACCTGCTCCCGGAGATGCTCCTCGGTCGGCTGGGCGGTGTGCTTGTGGGCCCGGTTGTAGCCGTAGGCCACCCCCTCCTCCACCGCCCGCGACACCACCTCGTAGGCGTTGACGCGGACGCTCCCGGACACCCTAGTCCGTGGCATCTGGCTCCCTCCCGGATCGGGCGCGGCGCGCCTCGTAGGCGGCCAGCTCCTCCTCCCGTCTCTTCTTGTCCGCCTCGTCGCAGGGCCCGCAGGTGGCCCTCAGCCACCCCTCCCCGACCACCCCGCCCGGGCCGCCGCAGGACTCGCAGGTGCGGGCGCTCTCGGCCTCGACCTCTTGGATGGCCCTCGTCATCTCCTCGGTCTCGGAGGTCATGTAGAAGCTCAGCATGCCGAACTTCTCCTTGACCTGGGAGGCGCAGGGGCGGCCGTCGTGATACTCGATGCAGGCGAGCGCCACGTCGTACGTCTCGGGGTCCGGCCCCTGGGTCGGCCCCGGGTGGGCGGCCCGCGGGTGGCCGCAGCCGCAGTCGTCCGGCATGGCCGCGATCATGGGCTCCAGCCTCTCCGACAGGCGCCGGATCAGGGGCTCCCAGCCGTCCCCGGGGAACCCCCACACCATGCACGTGGAGCGCATGTCCCCGTGCCTGTCGCGGTACAGCAGCGGAAAGTCCCGCACCAGGGCCTCGTCAAGCTCCTGCCTCACGGCTTCGCCCTCCCGATGCTCCCGAAGGCCTCCAGCTCGAACTTGACCGGGGCGCGGTGCCCCTCGTCCGGCGTCCCGACGGCGGCCTCCTCGGCCCGCTCCCGGGCCCTCCTCGCGCGGTCGCGCCGCGGCTTCCTCCTCGCCCTCCGGGTCAGCTTGGCCCGCCTGCGCTCTCCTGGTGTCATGGTTCGTCCCTCCCTATATGCTCGCGCACACCAGCCTGACGACGGTCATCCCGCGCTCCACGCCGATCAAGCCCATCCCGGAGGCGTCCCCGTACTCCGATACCCATATCGGGGTGTCGAGGCCGGCCTCGTAGTAGCCGCCCTTGTAGCCGATGAAGACGGTCCCGACGGCCTCCCTGCACATGGCCAGGAACTCGCCCGCCGTCGCCTCGCCGTGGCGGCGGGCTATCGCCAGGTCCTCGTAGTAGCCTCGGTAGCTGATGAGCCTCTCGGGCGAGGTCCCGTTCAGGAAGACCACCGGCAGACGGTTCAGGGGGAAGTCGCCGAACGGCTGCAGATCGGCACCACAGCGCCGCCCGGTAGACGTAGGCGTCCATCAC